ATGATGATGCGGCTGTTCATGACTTTTCTCCTAACTTAGTTATGAGGTAAGTTTCCAAAGAACACAAGCAACACGACACGAAATCGACAAAAAAGATTCAAGCTCGACAAGCCAAGCGGGCAAAAACGTCCTAACTACTAGGGTTTTTAGCCAGGCCAGGAGGCCAGGCCAGCCATGATTTCAGACTCGAAAGCAAAGCTGCTCGGACGCCATAACGCTTCTTCAGGTTTGGGCAGCCACGCTATCGCTAGGTACGCATTCAAAGAGCAAGGTTCCGTCTGCTCCATAGCGACACCGAGCAAATGACAAGCAGCAAGAAACGACCCGTTGCTGACATAGGTGTGAGGCCCTTTCGGCTTGTGAAGCAGACCGTGTTCAGCCCAATGCTTCCACCCGTAAGAGGTGTTGCGCTTTTTGATTTTCGATGTCCGTTGAATCTCACCGCAAGCGATCCCTTCAGCAAGGTATTTCAGGCAGTGGACCACCTCAGCGGGCTCCAACGGTTCAAACGAATCACGCCAACGGTTGTGGATACCATGAGCATCAATAGCGTATGGCGACCAAGCGACCGAGTGAGCAAGCACCAAATCAAGCATAACGTTTCCTCCATGTTTGCGTCAGAACGATAGCTCAAGTTGGAGCGGTGGCTCCGTACCAGCAACGGCAGCACACCGAGCGATCGCCTGCTCAACGTACTCAGGATACACGTCGTAGCCAATATAATCCCGACCTAGAGCAGCAGCAGCAACGCCAGTCGTTCCGCTGCCCATAAACGGATCCAGTACCAAGCCGGATTCAGGTGAACCGTACCGGACGAAAAACTCAGCCAGCCGGCCAGGCATCAGGCCAGGGTGCACAAACAGCACCGGAGCGCCATCTCGCCGGCTAGTATCACGACTACCTTGCCCGGTGCTGGTTGGCATGAACACGACATTACCCGGATCTGCACCGAGCGGATTGTACTTATGAGCCCGCCGGTCAGCTTTGCCTGGCACGAGCGAGTTGCATAGTTCGCATTTGCGACCGCGTCCGCCGTGCCGATGTGGAACTCGAACCGCATCCTTGTTGACTTGGTACTGATCGATGTCTTTGACGAGGTGGTAGATAACCTCGTTCCGGTTGCGCAGCCGACGAGCGTAGTTGTCTGGGCGGGCGTTCGTCTTCGTCCAGTGGAAGTCCTGAACGTATTCGAAGCCGACCCGCTCGACAGCCATGACCGGTATCTTCACCTGCACGAGCGACATGCGCCGGTCAATGTATTGCCCTTGGAAGTTGATAAACAGGTTACCGGTCGGAGCGAGAACCCGGTAGCACTCACGCAGCACCGGCTCCAAGGCACCGAGGAACGCATCTCCTTGCAGCCTGCCAAGGTCACCCGAGGCATCGTCACCATATCGCTTACGGCTTTCGTACGGTGGCGAGGTGAAGATCAAGTCAACGGACGCATCAGGCAGCGCATCCATCGCCGCAGCGTTGCCGCAAATAACAGTGTTCCTCAGAGCCACGAGAACGTCCTCAGAAGCCGTTTACCAAAAACGACTAAGGCGGCCAAGCGCAAATAACGCTCGACCGCCCTGGGTCCGGCTAGCGGCTAATCAGTTTACTGACGCTCGATGAGTTGCCATTCGATCTGCCAAGTGCGTTCGCCGCAATGGACCACCGGTCGCTCCATATTGATCCAGACGTTTGCCCAAGGCGCGACGACGTTGAGAGCCAGAATGAAACCTTTCTTTTCAGCTTCTCGATTTTCGAAGTTGAAGTAGGCGTACTGAGGACGGTTTGCTTCGGTGCGAGGTAACATGAGATTTCCAATCTTCCCGGAGCCGATCCCGGGTTACGGCGTTGGTTGGTTAGTGGGCTACCAGCAGTAGATTCCGGCTTCTTCGTTTGCGATGTACTTCTCGACGCTTTCCCAGTGTGCGACGACCTCGGTGCGCGGCATGCCTTGGAAGAACGCGACCCGGAGTTTTGCACGCTGGACAAGCCGGCGAAGCTCAAAGTATTTTTCGTTCGACTCGATTTTGAAGAGCCCGGTGTGGTGGGCTTGGAGCGTGTTATCGAGGATGTTGTACTCTCTAGTCTCGCGCTCAATGTGGTCGTTGTTCGGGCGGGGGTCATAGTGCGGAAGGTTGAGTTTGACGTTCTTCATTGGATTTCCTCTCGGGAGTTGTTTGGCGTTATTGCCTTTCCCTAGTTTCGTTATGAGGCATGTTTCCAAAGAACACAAGCAACAGAACACAAAGCGGGCAAAAAAAGATGAGCCGATGACAGCGCCACCAAAGCAGAACTCCTACGTTATTAGGTTTTCAGGGGCAGGCCGGCAGGCCAGGCCAGGCTGCTAAAACCGACGCCATCCGGCTGAGGTAGCCGGTTTTTTAGGAGCGGGCTTTTCGGCGCGGCTCTCCTTTTCTGCCTTGCGAACGCGCTTGCCGAACGCGCTCGATGGCTCGTCGACCTCCGGTTCCAAACCAACGGCAGCGCCACGAGCCAACATCTTATCACTGATAGTCATGAGTGTTCCTCCGGGTAAGTCATACAGCAACCCGATGAAAACAGGCAACCCGGCCAGGCCGTCGAGGAAACAGTGACGACCTGGCACGAGCAACCCTAGGCAAGCCTAGCAAGCGTAGCGACGCAAATAGCTACAGCAACGGCTATGCCCAAAAGGACCATGCCTGAGAACGCGGCATCTAGTCCACGGTAACGCCAGTACACAATCGGAACGTTCTTATCGTCACACCGAGCGACGGCAAGCAACCGACCATCACGACGGCTAATCTCGACATCGCAACCGTGCGACCGAGCACGTTCGCTAGCCATCCTCACAGCGGACATCAGGCTCGCAGTTTGCACACGAGCAGGACCGTATTCAACGAAGTACTCGTCGAACGGTAACAGGTCATTTGGAGCAGTCCAAAACATAACGCCTCCTAAGCGGTTTGCAGGTAATCTGAGTTGCGACTAAGTGCGCCTAGCAACGTAGGCACGCCAGTCGTTATCGTGGACGGATTCGCCGACAAAGTTGCGGTGGTGCGGCTCCTCGTTTAGCACGTAGACGTAAGCGATGCGACCGCATTCCAACGCCAATGAAACGCGCTTGTAGAACCCGTGATCAACGCCTTCGAGCAGGTCGAGTTGCCGAAGCGTCTGATCGTCTACGTGATACAGTTCACCGACGACAGGATCTTCGCAAAGACCGATACGCTGAACCAAGGCAGGAAAGTGACCGAGCGATACCATCTGATAACGAGCGACAAGCGATGTAGCTTCTCCCTCGTATCCAGTCAGCAGACGGTTGTTGCCGAAGCCGGTCATGAGTGAGCCATAAACGAATACCGGGTGCTTGCAGAACATCATTCCCCCTCCCTTACGCTACCCGGCTTACTTGCCGGGTAGCGATGCCTGCGGTCCAACTCTCGTAACCGTGGTGATCGATGCGGTTGAGGACCGAGTCACCCTCTAGGTTGGCGAGGATGTGCTTGCGAACGGTGGCGTGGGTGTCACCGACCATACCGATCTGCTTCATCAGAGCACGAGCAGCGTACTTAGTGTTGCCACGAACATCACGCTCCTTGGCGCTGATGCGCTTGGCGTTGGCGCAGTAGTGAGCGACCATCAGGATCAACATCACCTGAGCACGCAGTTTGCCGGCATGTGAGACGGCTTCGAGGAAACGAAACTCAACGGTGCCGTGCGTGTGCAGGCTCTGAAGATTGACGCCGTAGTAGCGTCCGGCTTGGATGTCGCGAGCGTCTTCCATGGAGCCACCGTTGATGGCGCTGTCTACAATGTCCTGCGTCATGGGAGCGCACCAATGACGCTCACGCTGCGCAGTCGTACCGGCCATTGCCACCATCAGACGCTCGTACTTACGGCTGAACTTGATGAGGTTGTTGAACTGCTTGTTGCTCCAGTTCTGCATACCGATGTGGCAGTGCAAGCCGGCTCCACCATCTGGGGTAGCACCGTGCCGTACCAACTCTCGAAGCACCTCCTGCACGACAGGCATATCGGGCAGCGTGCAAATCGGGGTGACGACTTCACAACCACCGGTGGTGGTGCAATCGCTAACAACCTTCCAAAGACGACCAGCGTTGTCACGAAGACCTGCACGGTAGGTGCGATCACGATGAGAGAACACGCCACAAGTCTGCAACGCTTTCTGGGTAGCAGTCAGTGCACGCAGCATGCTGATGTTGCTCATCTCAAGTTCAACACCGAATGTGATTTGATTGATGTCCATTGTTTCCTCCGGGGTTTGCGTCGGCGTGATTGCCTCCCCACCTTTGTTATGAGGCATGTTTCCAAAGAACACAAGCAACACGACACAAACCGGTAAGAAAAAGAACACTGAGCGCGACCTCGAAATCACAGAACGCTAGACAGACTAGGCGGGCATTAGGCAGGCCAGGAGGCCAGAAAAGTTCGCTTGCAGTACAGCGGGCTTTCCTTTATCGTCGGTATTCCAGTTTGCGAGGACTGGGGTTTTCCAAACCGGACGACCGTCGGTAAGCCACCTTTCGCTACCGACGGTTCGTCTTTTTTTGGAGCCGTCGATCGAAGCCATTGACCTTGATGATACCGCCACAAGATTCTGAGATACGACTAGCAACGTGATCGCCGTACCGTTTGGCGATAGCCTCCATGGACAGGTTCGTACTTATGAACGTAGGTAGGGAGCCGAGGTGCCGCTCCATAAGCAGATCACGCATAGCACCGCCCTGCCATTCAGTAAGGTCACGACGGCTAGCACCTAGGTCGTCCATCATTAGGACATCTGCATCCATGTACTCTTGAAGAACCTTTTCACGACCAGCATGTGACTTATCGGCGTGCAAAGCAGCTTTCCGGTAGATCCGTTGCTCGCTAGTCCACCGAGCATTGCAGCCAGGGTTTTGCATCAGGTGCTCAAGCAGCAGCGCAGTCAGCCAAGTCGTTTTACCACTGCCAACCGAGCCGGACGCTACAAGCCACCTCGACCCGTCCCATGACATGCACGCCTCAGCCAGTGCTTTATTCTTCCGATCGACCAGCAACACCTCTCGACCATCACGTTCAACAAGCGAGAAATGACGCATCCGGATCGGAGTGCGCGAGCGATCGACGGCTGCCTCGTATGCCTTCATATCAGCGGCAGCTTTCTTCTTCAGCCGACAAGCGAGCACCTCGCCGCAGCCCGGAAACAGCCATACGCCTCCGCCACTGCTCCACTTAGGTGCAAGCACCGTGCCGCACTCAGCGCACGGACGGACTGCCGGTGGCTTGTTAGGATCACCAAGGCCCGATGCCTTAGCCTTCTCTCGGACATCAGCCCTTAGAGAAGCGAGAAATGATTTCAGATTGATAGTTTTCACAGTCTAGGGTCTCCACCGTTATGGTTACGCCTTCCTCAGAACGCGGCACCGTAAGCTTGATGCATTCGATAACGCAAACCTGACGGTCGTCAGGCCACAGCACCGAGCACGGATCGAGGACCGCTTTGGTGACGTTATCAACATCTGGAACCGTGATGCGTAGCGAGGTTCGATCACGTTCAGACTTACGAGCATTCTTCGGTCGAGCAAAGCCGAACCGGATCACTACCTTGATCGGCACGTCCGGAGCGGGTTGAAGCCAGCCGTCTCGGTGCGCAGCAGCAGTCGCTACGCACCGAACCCGGCCAGCATATTCAGTCACGCGCTTAGGTTGCCACGGCCGTGGACCTGCCCGAAACGATTGCTTCGGTACAGGCCGGCCAGGCACGAAAAAGCGCAGGATCAAAATGGCACTCCACCGCCATCATTGAGCCAGTCGTCATTGCGGTTTTGCTGATTGCCTCCACCGCCATAGCGAGCACCGCCACCGCCACCGCCACCGCCACCGGAGCCGTAGCCACCGCCACCGCCACCACGGTAACCACCGCCACTGGACGCACTAGCATCCCGATCACGCGCCATCGGAACAAAGGTGCTAACCGACACCTCCCAGCGCGTTTGGTTCTTCCCGTCTTGGTCCTGCCAGGTCGACGATTCCATGCGACCGCTGACCATCACCAGATCACCTTTCGATAGAAGCTGCTCAGACAGGCCAGCGAGCTTGTCCCAAAAGCAGCACCGGAACCAATCAGTCTGTTCTTCACCGCCGCGCATACGGTTGGTTGCGACGCTAATCTCAACCTTCTCCATACCGTTACGAAGCTGGCGCTTTTCCGGGTCGCTTCCACAGCGACCGACCAGCGTGATATTATTGAAACTACGAGCCATAAGGTTTTCCTCCAAGAGCCGAGTGATCACCCGGCAGGTTATCGAGATGCGACATGCAACTCTCAAAGTCATTTTCATTCAATGCGATGCCACGAGCCATGAAGACCGTGCATATTTCAGAATAGTTTCGACGACCAGCGGGATTGAATCGCAAGCCCTCGTAGAACTTGACGAGCGACCGTTCACGGATGTGAATCCCGACAGCCGATTTCCAGTGGTTCCGACGCGCATCGTTCCACTCTTCACGATCCGATAAGATACGGCTTTCCGCCCATGAGTTACCGTTGGCAATACACTTCTCGCCAGGTGCGCCGGTCAAGCGATACTGGACCCCTGAGATAGGACTATCGTTAGCCATCACGCACCTCCGAACGCAGCACGAGCCGCAAGCACCGCAGGACGCAACTGGTCAAGCTGACCGGGTGACAAGCCATCACGAGCCGAGCGTATGCGATCCATAATCGCACGCAGCGCATCGGCGCTATCGACGGTCTGAGCAGCAGCCAGCAAATCAACGAATAGACGTTCTTTGCTAGGAGGCCCATTGGCGACCTCCTCACGCGTCGCCACAGGGACCGCAGGTGGATCAACCGGACCATTACGACCAGCGACATGCGGATCGTTGCCTACGTCCTGCGAGAACTCCTCAGAGCGTGACATCACGGCAGCATCAGCATCAGGGTTGTCACGGAAACCAACGCGCTGCTTGGCTTGCCGACGATCATAATCACGCTGACGTTCTTCTGGCGCAGCCGGATGATCACCTTCTTCGTACCGTTTCATGTTTCGTTCGGTGGCACGAGCACGCTCGATCTCCTCAGCAGACGCGTACTGATCGCTGAGGAAACCAAGACAAGCCAAGGCACGACCGAGCGCGCTGGTTTCAGCGTTTTCGATGGCGCTGGTTTTGTTGACCGGGCCGAACTTCCGATCCTCCTCAGCATGACCAACGGCGATCAGCCTACCAGTCTCGTCGCTGATCTCGCAGCGCATTTTGATGAAGCGACCACGAGGATCATCCTTGAACTGGTCAGGACCGCCATACGGCACCTCGATAAAGTTGACACCGTAGTTTGGGTGCTTCTCCCTGAACTTACGAGTCCGATAGCTAACCGATGTATACACATTGCCGGAACGAGGATCCCTCCACACTCCGGGCTCAACTAGGTCAAAGCCTCTCATGCTTCACCTCCTGTTCTAAGACGTTTCATTCGTTCGGCACGCCACCCTGGCAGCGAACGACGTAGTGGCTTTTCTTGACCACCGAAGGCAGCAGGCCATTCACCTGCCGCAAGGCAAGCCGAGTAGACAGCGATGTCCACATCGACCTCAGTCTGAGCGCGCTGCCGATCGTAGTCGGTAAGACCAAATACAGCGCAGTCGTACGGCGCAGTTTTCTCAACCACGATGAACAGGAAATCGCTGACCTCCTGACCGCAGGACCGCAGCACGTCTGAGTAGAACGCATCCTGCACATCGTAACGGTACGGCTCTGCTGCTTTGACGTGCCAATCGACAAGCGAGGCAGCGGTAGACTTGAGGTCGCAGACAACACCATCTGAAGTAATCAGGTCGGGCTTACAGCGGACCTTCACGTTTTCGTACTTTTCATGTTGATGATAGAACGCCTTCTCGACGATGGCAGCGCGCTGTATCAGAGACCGAGCGCACGGGTTTGCAAAGATGCCAGCGGTCATGCCAGCGATCGCATCACCCTCTGCTTTGGTGAGGACAATTTTAGCTAAACCGTTTGGACCAATCTGCTCGGCTTTCCAATCAGCAAGAGCCTGCTTGCCTTCCTTCCGCCGCTTATCCATGGCAGCAAGTTCAGCCGGCATGACGGCGTAGTTATCTTCGAAGACAAGCGGCTCCAACACCGCAGCATGAAACGCCTGTCCAAAGATGAGCGGACGACTATCTGAGCGGTCGTTTCCAAGGACCGTTTTGTGGTAGTAGAGCGCAGGTGATTTGTTGACCTGATCCAAGCCCGTCTTCGAGATAGACGGGTCGTCAGGATTGTAGATATGATAAGGGTCGACCAGCATAGGTCATTCTCCAGTTTTGAATTGCGAGGAAATATAAATCAGGGGTGTGACAGTTGACGTAAACAGACCTCCTTTCGCCAACGACCAACTTTCGTTTTGGATGGATAGTAAGGAAAAGGCAACCCGGAAAAACGTAAGACAGACGAGACGTAATGACGGAACGAAATACTTACGTTAGACCGGACTACCGTCAACGTACTACTTACGTTATAACGATAATCCTTTAGCGCGCACGCACGAGGCAGACCGTTCATTTTGACAGCCAGTGGCGGAATAAATACCAAGCCGAATCACGCATGATCAGAAGCAACCGACCATCAACACGACCATCGTTTTCGATCGGTACAGCGATGTGAATACCAGCAGGCATTTTCATTCGTTCGAAATGCATTAGCAGACAACCTCCAGTTGACCTTCCGTGAAGTACTTGTGGAGCAGGTTTCGAACCGCCACCGGAGCCATGTGCGTAGTGCGACACGCATAGACCTCTACAGTCCCGTCAGGGTAAGCGACAAAGCGACCAGCGGCAGCACCCTCGGTAGGCGTCAGAAAGTAGAACTGCTGATAGCCGACCGGATGAATATCGCCGTCTTCGAGTGACGCATAGTGCCAGGTTTGATTATCGTTATTTAGAACGACCCGAGCAGGAACGTACGGCACGAACTCCGATATTTGAAACGAGGCAATCGACCCGATACGTTCGTCCGTACCAGGCTCTGCATCGTAGTTTATACCGACATCAGGATTAAGTGCTCGCCAAGTGTTTAGAACAGACCTGAGCGCATCGCTGCAACTGATGTTTGCAGCTTTAATGACGCCGCGCTCGTAAGCGTACGACAGATCGACCGGCTGACCTTGCGCCTGACAGAACCCTACCGGCACTTGGTGAATGGTTGCAGACTTCCTCATAGGTCAGCACCTCCCACGTCTTTGTAGTTTTTCAGGTCAACACGCCAGTCCCATTCAGCAATCGTGTCGATGTCCTGCTCGTTATGGTTAGGCAACCGGCCGAGCAGCTTTTCCAAAGCGTAGTTGTTCGCATCGATGCCACGCGCCGCTTGTGCGTTGTGACGAATCGTGGCGACAACCGCAGCGCGACCAAGTCGCTCAGCTTCAAGATGCCGCTGCGACAAGCGCAACGCCTGACCGAGCACCGACACAAGCCGAGCCAGGCCCTCAACAGGATCGTCTGATTCTTTGAGCGCATTGACGCCATAACAGAGCACGTTATCAAGCAACGGTTCAGCGCGTGTTGAGCAAAATGCAATCACCTGCGAAGCAAGTTGATGCGCGAGTTTTTCATGGTTTTCCGTATCCATTTTATTTCCAATCTCGAATAATGACGACATCACCGACGATATGCCGACCAGCAATCTGCGACGCCATCTCGTTGACGGGTAAGCCGACTATCAACCCGTTTTCGTTCACATACATCAAGCGACCATCATCGAGGTATACAGCCTCGATCAGACCACCGACGGCTTGCTGGCACTCTTCAAGCGTAGGCTCATGCTCGACGCAAATAACCTTAGGCAAGTTGAGGTTGCGAACAGCATGATCGACCTCGGCTTCTGTAGCTCGACGATAAGCATCTTCTAAGCGGCTCATGCACCCCTCACTTTCTTTTCCCAAGCAGCAACGATCTTGTGCACTCGATTACGAGACAAGCCGTACCGTTTGGCGATGTCTTCAGCGCGTGCGCCACCGAGTTTCTCAGCAAAGATTTTGCCATTCCGAATCTCCATCTTCTCTGCGTTGGGAGTGCCAACCGGAATGTACAGCAGACCGCTGAAGTGCTTCTGGATTTCACGCCAGTGTGGTTCGAGGTTAGGAGGTAAATCGTTAGCCGACATGCTTTCCATATCAGTTTCCTTCCGGGTCACGCATTGCGACCACTAGATTGACGGGCTGACCGAGCTTATTCTCAAGCCAATCCCGGGTGTTAGTAATGACCTCAGCAACCGAAGCAGCCGAGGTTTTGAACTCAAGAACAGGTCGACCCGGCAAACGAGGATCAGCCCAATCAGACTGATCACCTCGTTGACCGAGCGACACGAAACAATCGTAACGCTGTTCGAATGCCATGCGACCAACGATTTGCACGCTAGCGTACACTTCAGCTTTGCCGACATTGCCCCATGACAAACCGTGATAGCCATTGGCTTCAGGCTTCAACGCTAACGCAATCACAGCAGATCCTCCTGCCTTCTCATGACGAGCCGCACAAGCACACCTGCGTCACCATCAAGACCAGCGACAGCGTGTTCTACGACTACGTCTCGCAGCAGCAGAATGTTATGCACGGCAGTACGGACGTTAGTATCCCGAGCATCAGTGCGACTGAAGCCAGCAAGCGCCAGCGCCGTCAAACAACCGGCTACACGGCTCATGAACGGGTCCATGATTTGATAGGTAGCCAAGCGACCGAGCGAGTAGACAGCGTGCCGACTAGACTCTCGAACGCTTTCAGCACGCAAGTAATCCTGCTCAAGCCTACGATGAATACTGATAAGCAAAGCAGCGCACTCAACCAGGCTTTGACCCTTTTCGTGATGAGCAGTCATTTCCAGCCCTCCACGTCTGCGATGATTTCATCGATCGAGCCGATCAAGCCAAGCGCAAGCTCTTGGTAATCGACGTTATAAACAGCAGCAGCAGCAAGCGACGTAATCCACATCGGAATATCATCACGATGCAGAATGTCCTCGGCAGCGATCTCGAAGTGATCCCGAAGCCTCTGAGCAAGAGCCGACGTAGCAATACGCTCTTTGGCAACAACGACCCTACCGTTATCGACGAGAGCGATTTCAGTTTGCCAAACATCGTACGCCATAGCATTCGCAGCCTGGTAGCTTAGTGGGCAGTCCGGCAGGTCGCCGTACGTTGCGCGGTTGTGGTTTTGGTTGTTGATCATTAGCTTTAGCGAATGAGTCAAACGACCTACGACTTCATCTGTCTTTGCCATCTTTTCCTCCAGATGGGGTTAGGGGTTTTCCATGAGGACACCATAGGGACAAAGAACAAAGAACACAAGCAAGTTGCACAAAAAGAGAAGCGATGATAGCGTCTTTTAGCCGACCACCTAAAGGTGGGAAAAACCCGGCCATGACGCAAACGAGGAAATAATGAGTTTGATGGAGCACGGGTCAGCCGACCCGAGGACACTACAGGCCGCCGATTATAACCCGAGGCAAATAACAGCAGCGCAGTACGACGCACTGAAGTTCAGCCTAGAAAAGTTCGGCTTTGTACAGCCAGTCGTAATCAACAACCGAACCGGTCGAGTGGTCGGCGGCCACCAACGCATCAAAGCCGCAATCGACATCGGCATCACGAGCGTACCGACGGTCACACTCGACTTAGACAATCACGATGAGAAAGCGTTGAACCTCGCTTTGAACCGTGTCGGTGGCGATTGGGACGACAGACTTCTGACCAAAATGCTTGCCGACCTAGGCAGTGAGGGATGGGATTTAGCTGACCTCGGTTTCGACGACACCGAGTTAGACCGGCTGCTTAACGCAACGACAACCGAGCCGGAACCTGGCAGCATAACCGACATCGAATACGAGGAATCCTACCACCTCATCATCGAATGCAGCAGCGTCGACGAGCAAGGTGAAGTGATGGCGTACCTAGACAAGCGAGGTATCGAATGCCGACCATTGATATCGTAGTCGAATGCGAGGTAGAGCGAACGGTTAGGTTGCGCCAAGTTTCGAGCATGTTCGAGATGGAAGAAACGACCAACCCATCTGAGCGCTGGTCGTTCGACATCGACCTTCCTGAAGAGTGGCAAATCGGTCTGATCGTTGGACCAAGCGGCAGCGGTAAAACCACCCTCGCCGAGCTGCTGTTCAGTAATGATCCTACGGATCAATACAGATGGCCGGAAAAGAAGTGCTTACTTGACGGCTTCCCGACCACTAACGGAACATCAATCAAAGGCATCACGCAAACCCTGACCTCGGTTGGCTTCAGCAGCCCGCCATCGTGGTTAAAACCGTACAATGTTTTGAGCACCGGTGAGCAGTTCAGAGCCAACTTAGCGCGCGCAGTACACGAGCTACGAGAACGTCCTCAGACGGTCGTTGATGAGTTTACCTCGACCGTTGACCGGACTGTGGCGCGAATCGGCTCTGCTGCCGTCAGCAAGGCGGTTAGGCGCACAAGCGGACAGTTTGTTGCAGTCACTTGCCACAATGACGTGGAGGAATGGCTGCAACCGGATTGGGTTATTGAGATGCCAAGCGGAACCCTGACGCATCGGAGGTTGGTTCGGCGTCCCGACATCGACCTCGACATCAAGCGATGCCATCACAGCCGGTGGGCAACCTACCGCAAGCATCACTATCTAAGTCACACGATGAACCGAGCAGCGCACTGTTACGAAGCAACGTGGAACGGACAGCCCGTTGCATTTATGAGCGTGCTTTACTTTCCACACCCGGTATCCCCCGGATGGCGTGGTCACCGGATTGTTTGCTTGCCGGATTACCAAGGCATCGGCATCGGCATGGGGTTAGCGAACTATGTCGCCGGTATTTATGCAGCAACCGGCTTACCATACCGCACCGTTGCAACGCATCCGGCACTGATCGCTCACCGTAACAAGAGCCCGCTTTGGGCGCTGACAAGAAAACCATCAACCCCTAGACCACTACACCGCAAAAAGAGAGGTGGCTATAACCGGCTGCCGCAAAGCGCAATGAACCGACTAACCGCAACGCATCAGTACATCGGACCACCGAACCGTAACGGGTGCAAGTTGTTTGGACTGGAGCCAGCATGACCGCAAAGATACCAGCACCCCTCAAAGCCCTTGAGGTAGACATAAGCACGCTTCACATCGACCCTGAGAACGCACGACGGCGGGACGAGGATGCGATTGAGCAACTCATGAGCAGCCTCACCCGTTTCGGTCAGCGCAGGCCATTGGTCGTGCGCAAAGATGGCATGGTGGTAGAAGCGGGGAACGGACGACTAGAAGCAGCAAGACGACTAGGCTGGAAAAAGATTGCAGCAGTTATCACGGATGACGATGCCGCAACCGCAGCCGCTTACGCTTTGGCGGACAACAAAACCGCTGACATGGGTACTTGGGATAACGCCACCCTAGCAAGCCAACTCGACGACCTATTCGAACAAGGGCCGAGCGCCATCTTAGGAATCGGTTTCAACGACGATGACCTTACGCGTTTGCTCAACGACGCAAGCGACGTGAGCATATTGGACATGAGCGCACCGCAGGCAGTTTATGCAGACGGCACGACCGATGAAGACCACGAGCCTGAGAGCAAAGATTACGACGGCTCCAGTGAGCCTGACGCACCTGAGTCGAACGTTAGAATGCTACAGCTATTTTATGACGAGGATGAGCACGACCGGTTCATGGGTGCAGTGATTGCCTTGAGCGCAGTTTATGACACCGCAAACACGACTGAAACAACCCTGACGGCAGTGCTTGAGGAGGCAGCCAAATGATACACGAATCGCTACAGCATTTAGCCGTGAGCATCGACGACCTTCATGAAGACCCGAACAATGCCAGGGTACATGACGCTGGCAACATGAGCGCCGTCCGTAAGAGCCTGTCGACATTTGGGCAACGCCTACCCATCGTCGTACAGAAAAGAGGAATGGTCGTACGAGCAGGAAACGCCCGCTTAGCAGCAGCGCGCGAACTAGGATGGACGCAAATCGCTGCGTTGGTTCTGAACGACAACGACACCGAGGCAGTAGCTTACGCACTAGCGGACAACCGAACTGCTGAACTGTCATGGTTCGATAAGGATGCTTTGGCAAACGTCTTACGGGCTGTTATGGCATCAGCAGATGACCTGATTACAGCTACAGGCTTCGACATTGAAGAGGTGTTACGGTACACCTCCGAAGATTCGATAACGACTGATAACCACGTCAAAATGATCCAGCTTTTCTTAGACACTGAGAGCAGCCCTCGTTTCCAAGCAGCTTGTGAAAAGCTAGCGCAGAAAACCGGAGCGCAAACCCTAAGCGACGTAGTGCTCGCCGCAGTTGAGAGCCAGTACGCGCAACGGGCTTGCAACTAATGAACAGGATCCAACTCAAAGCCAAGCTAGATGCTAAGGTTGCAAACAAAACACTAGGCAAGTTGATTGGTGACGACAGCTATGACTTGATCGTTGCTGGAACCGCAGCCGTTTACAAGCCGGATGGAACGCTGTTGTGCAAACTAGTGAAGCGGGCTTTTTCACCGCAACTGCTTGATGAAGCGCGTGACGCCTTGCGCCATCTTAAGCGATACGGTTCAGACAACCGAGGTAAGTACGCAGGCATGCCTCGTGTAACCCGCCGTAAAGCAGACGGCACCATGAGCAAAACATCAGCAGCACGCAATGTCGCCAGTGCGATCATCGGCTTCTTCGACCGAAGCCCGCGCATGCCATACTGCCGTCAGACAGCGTTCACAGCGAACGAGGTAGACCGTTGGACGACCATCCTGCCAATGGCTCAGCGCATGAGCGACCTGTTCCGTGAGCACGTGCCTGATCGTTGGCGAGCGCAGCACCGGATCAGCCAAGGCACTAGCCCTGACTTCGTGATCGAAGATACGGTGTTTACAACACTCACCGTAAACAACTCTGTGCGAGCGGCAGTGCACCGTGACAAAGGTGATCTAGATGCAGGCTTCGGTTGCATGAACATACTACGAGCCGGACCATGGACCGGCGGGTTCTTAGTGTTCCCTGAGTTTCGCACAGCGGTGCAGCTTGATGAAGGTGACGCCATCTTCTTCGACCCTCACGAGCTACACGCTAACACGAACTTCGATGGCTTGGATGAGGATGATGGCGACTATCGCGTCAGTTGCGTCTACTACTACCGAACCAAGATGCAAGAATGCGGCAGCGCCAGCAGTGAACTCCAGCGAGCGCGTGACCGCTAGACCGAGCAGAATACCCTCAGAACGAAAACAAAAGAAAAGACGCCCCGTTAGGAGCGCCTGTTCTGCAAAGCCACCACAGGCCCGTCTAGGCTACCACGCTGACCCTGTTGACCGTGGTTTGAGCGATGCCATTGAACTCACCGTGACGCTTTACGGTCGCTTTGACCTTGAATGCGCCGGCTTCGGCTGCTTCCTCAAAGGATTCCTTACGACCACCGGAGGCCCACCACACCAGGCTGTGACCCTCGGTGCTTCGCAAGCGGTAAAGGCACGACTCACCGTAGTCGCTGAACGTGACCTTATGACCTTCGAGGATGACATCCAACACGATGCGATCACCAGCCTGACCAACATGCTCGTTGACCCGAGTAACAGCCGCAGCACGTTGCTCTCGCTGATGACGCTCGTACACGCTAACAGCACTGGCAGCGATACCGAGGTTGCGCCGGGTGACATAATCAGCGGCTAGAACAGACTTGACGTTGAAGGCGTACTCGCTTTCACCCATGGCAGCCACAGCGTCACGGACCTTTGCGACGATCGCCATCTCAGCGTCAGTCAACTCGACAACCTGACCAAGCATCAGCATGTCGCTTACACGATCGACGGTAGCCCGGTCATAATCACCAGCGCGATTCCGGCTAACATAGCCATCATCAGCGCAAGCACGAACCGCATAACCGATAACGGTATCAGTTGGGAACATCTCGACGCGAGCGCCACCGGACAACCAGCCGTCTTCGCCGTAGCTGTCATCACCTTCGATCATCATGTTGATCCAAGCAGCCTCAGCGTTCCATGCGTAAGCGGTTGGGCTTTGGCAGCCGAGGAATGACTCAATGCAGGTGGAGCCGACACGGATCATCTGACCGTCTGCACCTTGGAGGAAATAGATACAACGACGGCTGCGAACCTTGTTGCAGTGCTGGCACATCACGTCAGCCGGCAGCGCAGTGACATCGACACCCGGAGCAACCAAGTCGAAAGTCTGAACGCCTTGCTGATCCACGTTCAGCCGAGCCATGACTTTCCATTCGCCGTCGACCACAGGAACCGAGCCGGAAACCGTGCACTCGTAAACCATAGCAAACACCGACACCGGATACCCGTGAGGTCCAGCGAACGACAACTCCTTGTAAACACCCTCACCGACGGTAAGAGCAATCTTCTCACAGCCAAGCCGAGTTGCACGGCGATTTAGCTCAGCGACTTTTTTCTTCAGCACTGAAACGGCACGACCGGTGAAGCGAGCGGTGGTATTGAAAGCGAGATGAGACATGAGATTTCCAATCCTCCGGGAGCCGATCCCCGGTTACGGCGTAAAGAGCTAAAGACTAAGGGCGAGGCATACCGTTATGATCGAGAACAACACGACGAATACGAGCTTCAACAACACGAGGCAAACCGAGATGAGCACGAACGTCAGCCTCAACAGCTTCGTAAATCGTAGAACCGGAAAGAACCTCAGTACCACGAACCATAACGCCTTGACCGGTAGCCATAAGAAGATCAGCCTCACGACGAGCGACACGACGAATAGTAGGACGATCGAGAACGCCGGTCTCAAGAACTTCGTCGAGAACACGAATAACAGCGTCGAGAACAAGAGCCTCAGGATTATAACCGACACCATCGAGAGTAAGAGGTTCACGACGAGCCCAAGAGACTACTTTATTACGAGCCTGAGAAATCTGAAAGGGAGTTACGTTCGAAATATCCATGGTTTCCTCCGGGAGCTTTTCGGCGTCATTGCCTCTCCACACTCTAGTTATGGGGCAGGTTTACAAAGAACACAAGCAACAAACCACAAACACGGCAAAAAAGATTAGGCGATCCGCAGACCAGCGGGCGAAAACATCATAACGGCTAGGTTTCGATAACAGGCCAGGCCAGGCCAACCGCCACTGGACCACACGGACAATGGACAAACGGCGCACCGTTTACTAGAAAAGCAACCGAGGAAATATCATGATTAATTTTAGGCACTGCGAACCGTCGCAAATCGGTCGCTACTGTTCGCTCCGCGGGCTAACAGAGCAAGCCGACTTAAAGCCCGGCACGGATTTCCGATGGCCTCAATATCGACGTGAAGTATTCCACCGGTTCTACGAGTTTCACCTGCGCTACAGAGCGCACCCTGGCTGCGTGTATTACGTCGTTCCTTATCTTCGTGAAACTTTGGGTTGGGGTTTAGAAGAAAGTTTATGGTTCGTGTTCCTAAACGGAAACACTCAGAACCCGGTAACATCCTTGCTGATAGCAACCGAGTTCCCTACGTTACAGAGCGCGCTGCACGGCGATGGAAGGCGTTTAGAGGAATGGTACTGCGCACCTAGCGTCTTCCCGCGCTTGCAGTTCGACACCGACCGTCGCCACCACAAAACGCCTAGAGTATTCTTGGAGAGCGTCAAAGCCTATGGACGGCTAGTGAAGCTAGGTGGAGGCACGCAACAATCCATGTACGAAGCAGTGATGAACACGTCGGATGAGGGAGCCAACTTCGAACGCTGTTGGAACCACGTGATTGACCAATACTACGGCTTCGGTCGCTTGTCATCTTTCAGCTACATTGAATACCTTCGCATCTGCGGTTTACCGGTCGACTGCAAGCATCTGTTCCTTTCTGACATGCAGGGATCGAAAAGCCACCGCAACGGAATCTGCCGGGTGATTGGTCGTGACGACCTTGATTGGCACGACAGGCTTAACCCGCGCTTCAAAGGTAAATACGTCGACGGTCAGATTGATTGGTTAGCTGACGAGGGATCTGCTCTACTTGCTGAAGCTAAGGAGCGCGGATCAGGCTCAGACTATGAGCGGGACATCGGTTATTTTACGATGGAATCAGCGCTATGCACATTCAAGTCGTGGCACCGACGCAACCGACGCTATCCTAACGTGTACAACGACATGTTCCACGACCGCATCAAGAGCGCTGAACGGCGATGGCGTGACACGGACTTCAGTATATTTTGGAAAGCACGAGCCGACTGCTTACCCGAACACCTCAGACTGGAGAACAACCCGCGTGACATCGGCTGTAAACCGATAAAGCAGAATCATTATTACGACACGGGTGAACCCGTGATGATGGACCTAGACTGGGATTGCTTCGCTAACAGCTACAACCGCAAACACAGCGCAGCCTACACACCGAAAGAAGCCTGATCGTTAGCAAAAGAAATCAGTTCAGCGCCTACTTCATCGATGGAAAGCAGCGACGTATCAAGGTGCAGTCTTCTTTGTTCGTCAAACAGCGCAGTAAACCGAGCGGCTTTAGTAGCCCGCCCTGCCATCCAAGAGGGGTTTTGCGTATTCTTACGAGCCGACCGACGATCAGATAACGTCTCGTCGTTGCAGGACAGGTGCACGCAAGCAGCTACGACGCCATCGACGCACTCGATAGCTGCCTTGGCTCCTTGATGCGAAAAACGATCGCCATCGAAAACGGCAACAGGGAACCGAGGCACAAGATTGCGTCGCCAAAAGTTTACCGCAGCAGCGCCACCGTTATAAGGCACCGTATCACCACCATCGAAGCTACCTGAACCGTAGTGACCTACTAACGCAATACGACCTGCTAAAGTCCACTTGGGTTTGGGGTGCAGATCGAAGTAGAACGGCAGCAGTGACCGTAAAGCCGCAGTCTTACCAACGCCAGGTGGACCGACCACAAATAGAGCTACGTGTTGAGATGACATTCCTGATCCTTGTGTTTCGATCCATCGTCGACAGGTGCAACCGTTGGACAGCGACCGCATTCCTTTTCGAGATACGGACGCAGTAACGCTAAATCCGGCTCACTGCCAATGATCCAGAACAGCGTGGTCGGCTTGATGAGCGACCGACGACAAAGCGACAGCCACGCCATCACTTTACCCTCGTACGTCGGGTGGAACACGATACCGGCATAACTGAACGGAATAGCGGTATGATACCTTACTAAGCGACCGCCTTGCAGGTCGTCGTAATGCAGTCGGTAGCGAGGTTCACCCTGCGGAGCAAAAGACGGTAAATCAGTTTCAAACATCGGTTGCCAGATACGGTGATTTACACCGGTCAACTTTTCAAACACCGCAAGGCGTTCGCTGATGAGGCGCATCTTCGTAGGACCGATACCGACAAGCCGTATGTCGGTTAGCATGGGCTTCGGTTTATCCATTGCCAAGCCGTGCAAGATCGAGGTGGCGCTGTTACACGACCCCGCAGGGATCACCAAGTCAGTGATGTGATCAGGAATATTCTGCGTCTGAAGCGCACCTACCCGGTGGAAGTCGAGCACCGCTTGATCTTCATGAACGGCGTGATCGAGCGTGATACCATATTCAAGGTAAAACCAACCCTGCTTAGAGCTACTTAAGAGCGTCCGGCACCGTTGCTGAAGCGACGGGTTATAAGCCGTCTTAGCATGGAAATCTAACTTAGCTCCAAGCCACACAGCCAACCGGACCATCGGGTTGCGCATACAGGCGTCTGGGTGTGTTGCACCGACGGCAAGCGTGCACGGAATCTCAAAGTGTTTCGACACCGCAGCGCCCATAGCAAGTTGCGGCGACAGAACACTAGCACCCGAAACCAAGCCAGCAGAGCCACCGGCATCACGGTATCGCTTCACGAGCCAAATCAACTGCCGCAGTTTGGTGCCGTTTATGCCACCGTAACCGAGCGGGGCAAAAGCGTCTTCACGTTTGAACCACATATTCCCGGCCTTATGAACCGGAGTAAGGTCACTAAGCCGCTCAGCCCACGATCCAGGCTGATCGGTGATCGAGTGTTGAGTAAAGATGCACGGGTCTATCACGTTTCCTCGAATCGACTTATATCTGTGTTGTGGTACCTAGTCTATAGGTTGCTTGGTATACCACCTTCAGTTATTGCAAACACGAGGAAACCATCATGGGCAAACGAGGACCGCAACCGAAGCGCAAGCCGGCCGGAGCACCGACCAAGTTAAACGTCGAGGTGATAGCACTGCTTACGCAAGCATTACGAACCGGTGCTTACGTCGAGACCGCAGTTGCTCACGTCGGCATACATAAGGACAGCTACTACCGGTGGATACGCAAGGGGCGTGAAGAACGTGTTCGTATCGACGATGGTGGGAAGCCAAGAAAGAGCTATGCTCTTTTCCTACAGTTATACGACGCAGTAGAAAAGGCACAAGCAGCAGCCGAGGTTCGTGACCTAGCGATCATCAGCAAAGCAGCCGAAGACCATTGGCAAGCCGCAGCGTGGAAGCTAGAGCGACGCAACCCCGGACGATGGGGTCGAACCCGGCACGAGATAACCGGCCCTGACGGAGGACCGCTTGCTGTTGCCAACTGGAGCGACCTAATCGCAGCGGCAGCGGACGAGGACGAATAATGGAGCACCTAGCGAACTGCCACGGTGAGTGGAACTTGTTATTTGCTTTGCTTGGTTCCATACCCGTTATCGGCGCATGGATCATCGGCTTCTGGCATGAGGACGAATGATGAAGACCATAATCCACGTCAATCAACACGTAATAAAACGGAACACAAAAAACCAAACCGACGACCCGTGTTTGACCGTGAAAACGTACAAAGACAACCGATACGCCAATACGGCAGTCATTGTGGACAACGATGGCAACGAACTTGCCCGTGTGGTGTACCGGCCACACAAGCCGTTATCGTGCGGAGCCCGCTGTTGGATCGAAACTCAACATGAAGTCCGAACGCAGTGAAACCAGCCGAAGCAAAGCGGTTACGGTTGCGCGGGCAACACGACCCGGTATGGTGGGTACGCAACATCCTTGGCGACAAGCCATGGGCGATTCAGCAGCAGATTCTTAAGGCACTGATCGACAACCGTGAAGTGAACGTCCGCAGTTGTCACTCAGCGGGCAAATCATGGGTGGCAAGCCGAGCCGCGTTGTGGTTCCTTTTCAACCACCCGGATAGCCTGGTCATCACGACAGCACCGACGGCACGTCAGGTGCGCGGCATCCTGTGGAAGGAAATGCGTACAGCGCACCGCCGCAGTCTGTTTCCGTTAGGCGGTGACCCGTCGACAACCGCACTACGGATCAGCCCGTCATGGATGGCGCTAGGCTTCACCGCAGCCGAGCACGACCCTGACCGCTTCCAAGGGTTCCACGCTCAGAGCACGATGGTCATCATTGACGAGGCATGCGGCGTCAGCGAGGAAATCGACACAGCGGTAGACAGCATCCTGTCAGGGGATCACAGCCGGCTACTACGCATCGGCAATCCGACCAACGCAGCAACGCCGTTTGGACTTGCCTTCCGGCAGCAACGCGGCAAGCGGTTTGCAATCAGCGCTTTCGACACGCCTAACTTCACTAACGCCGGCATCACGATCGACGACATACGAGCGGGTTCCTGGCAGGCTAAAGCAGCAGCGCAAGCACTAGCCGAACCGAACCTAATCAATCCTCAGTGGGTTGCTGAAAAGCACCGGTATTGGGGTGAGACCAGCCCGCTATTCCTAAGCCGCATCCTTGCCGAGTTTCCAACGGGCGGTGAATCAATGGTGTTCGACATACCGAGCTTAGAAGCAGCGCAAGAACAACAGACCGACCGTGACAGCCCGTTAGTGTTCGGCGTTGACGTAGCACGGCAAGGCGCTGACGAAACGGTCGTGGCATTGCGTTCTGGTGACAGCGTGCGGATACTAGCAGCATGGAACGGACATGACACCATGACGACCACCGGACGCATCATTGAACTAGCACGGCAGCATAAACCTCAGCGGATACACGTCGATGAAATCGGGCTGGGTGCCGGAGTGTTGGACCGGCTTAGAGAGCTGTCACAACCGGCTTACGGCATCAACGTTGCGAAGCCGGCTCGTGATACGGACCGATTTGAGAACAGCCGAGCCGAGTTGTTTTGGAACCTGCGTGAGCGCATAGAAGAACAAGCCCTATGTTTAGCGCCGGACGCACTACTCGTTGAGCAACTGGCTGCAATCCGGTACGAGTTCACCAGCCGAGGACGGATCAAGTTGGAATCAAAAGCAAACATGGGTGCCAGTCCCGACCGAGCAGACGCCGTTGCTTTAGCTTTCGCACCCGTGCCGGCGGACAGTTACCAAACAATAGACATACCCGACGTAGGACTACGTTCCAACCCGTGGGCAATGTAGGAGCAAAGCATGAGCGACGGTCATTCTGACGTATTCGTTGAGTTAGGCGCTACCGGACTAAAGCGGACAGGTGGCACGGTCGACCAAGAGTGGCTCCGGCAGCTAAAAGGAACACGAGCGTACCGCACCTATACCGAGATGCGAGACAACGACGCCGTCGTCGGTGCTATCCTGTACGCCATCGAGACGCTAATACGCCAGGTCACATGGACCGTAAAGCCCGCCGAAGACACTCATGAAGCACGTGAAGCGGCACGCTTCCTTGAGAGTTGCCTAACGGACATGGACGTAGATTGGGAGACGTTCCTAAGCGAAGTTCTAACAATGCTACCGTACGGCTACAGCCTGTTTGAAACCGTTTACAAGCTCAGAGGTGGACCCGATCAGGATGACGCACGATACCAGTCACGTTATGATGACGGTCGCATCGGTTGGCGCAAGTTTGCAATGCGAGGACAGGACACTATCGAACGTTGGCAGTTTGGCGAGGCAGGCAGCATCGAAGGTGCTTACCAAGTAGCCCCACCTACTTACAAACAGACGCTGATCCCGATCGAGAAATGCTTACTGTTCCGAACGAAAGTAGAGCGCAACAACCCTGAAGGCCGGAGCCTACTGCGCAACGCGTATCGCAGTTGGTACTTCCTCAAGCGACTACAGGAAATCGAAGCGATCGGTGTCGAGCGGGACTTAGCCGGCTTACCGGTCATGCACGTGCCGATCGAAGTGATGAGCCCTTCGGCAACCGCAGCACAAAAAAGCCTGCGCAGCAGCTTGGAGCAGGTGATTCAGCAGATCAGGCGTGACGAGCGTGAAGGTGTTCTGATGCCATCCGAGCTAGACCGTGACGGTAAGCCGACCGGGTACAAGCTGTCCTTGCTGACGACAGGCGGTAGCAGGCAAATGGACACCGACAAAATCATTCGCCGCTACGAGAGCCGAATCAGCATGAGCGTGCTCGCTGAGTTTATCATGCTGGGCATGGACAGCACCGGCAGCTTTGCCCTCGCCGACTCGAAGACCACCCTGTTCGCCACAAGCCTAAGAGCCATCTTAGAGAGCATCTCAGCGACGTTCAACAACACGGCAGTACGACGCCTTTTCGAAATGAACCCTGAGTTCCCGGAGCACTGCTACCCTGAGCTAACCTACGGCGACATCGAGACGCAGGACTTGAAAGCAATGGGTTCGTACTTGCAGAGCCTGAGCGCAGCCGGACTAATCACGCCGGACCCGGAACTAGAAGACACGTTGCGAGAGATGGCATCGTTGCCGGTGACAGCCGCAGCCGGAGCACCGCTTTACGGTGGCGACCAACGCCTCTACGGCAGCAGCCAGTCTGCCGCCAGCGACGTGTTGACCAACACACTGCACCAAGTCGCATCAGGCACTATGACCAAAGCGGATGCGTTAGGTGTCTTACAGGCAGCCATGCCGGAACTAAGCGAAGCGCAGTTGAGAGCAGTGCTCGAGTTCGACCGCACCGAGGAATCGGTATTAGAAGACGACGAATAGATGGGACTGCACTGTCGCCACCTACACGAGCCGTACCACCATCACGACATGGGACCGACCGACGTACAAAAAGCTGACCTAAAGATTGACTTCGAAGGGAACGAGCGACGTGTCGAGCGCAACACGCCAGCGTACGCCAGAACGTTTATGCGATGGGTCGCAGCGACAAGCGACATGATAACGAACGAGGCGATCCGCATGGCGCTACAGACCGGCAACCCGGATTCCATCACAGGACTGTTCGCAGGACTGCCTTACCCAAAGCCGACGTACCCCGGATACGATGCTGATGAAGCCGTCGCAAAAGCCTACGAGCCTATGGTAGAACTCGAGAACGATGTCGCTGAGGACATGCTCCAACAAAACATTGCCATGGCAACGCCTGCCGGTGACGCTGCTTGGGCGATGCTACCACGACTAGGAGTCGCTGCGACTGGCAAGTTCAACATCAAGAACCCGTTCCTAATACCCGAGGCGCAAGCGCGCGTGGGTTGGCTAATCACCGAGGTTCGCAACGGAACGCAGGCCGGCTTACGTGATGTAATAGCTAAGATCACCACGAGCGGTTACGAAACAGAACTGACGCAACCGCAGATCAGCCGGCAAATACGCAGTGCCATCGGACTACGACCCGACCAAATGAACGCGCTCCTAAAGGTAGAAGAACGAGCCATGGCAAGAGGACTGACAGGCGCAAAGCTCGAGCGACTAATGCAGCGAGAAACACGCAAGCGCCTCAACTACAGAGCGACAATGATCGGTCGCACCGAGCTAAACCGAGCAGCATCAATGGGTCGCCATGCCGCATGGAAAACAGCGCAGGCCGACGGACTGATGCAAGGCAGGACGGCATACGTTGAATGGGTAGCGGGTCTTACCGATCGCACCTGCCCAATCTGTGCTGAGTTGCACGGCACAAGAGAACTGCTCGGTGCTGATTTCAGCACAGCCGGAACCGACCTGCCTGACTACCAACAGATCAGCGGCGAGATGCCGCCAATCCACCCGTTATGCAGATGCACGACAATCCTAATCATGGAGCGCAACTAATGGCTAAATCGAACGAGATCCGAGTTGGGCGTTGGGCGCAGTTTGACGTGGCGAAACCACCGGACTCACCAGTGCGCGCGACAGGACAAATAACAGACAGCAGCGCAGACGGAACGCTCACAGCCGGAGCCGAAAAAGTAACCGGTGAGCCTGGTGACCCGGCAGTAAAGGTCAGGGTTTACGCCAGGGACGGCGATGAGTTCACGCAAACTGATCGCTACGTTGTCAAGCCGGCATCCAAGTTGCGCATCGTCGGCGAGCCGGAAAACATCAAGAAACAAATCGCACTAAACGCTCAGGTCAAGACAGCTTTGAAGCGTAAGGTCGAAGACCACAATGAGAAGCACGGCAGCACTCCGAGCAAGCGGGTCACGCTCCGCATGTTAGAGGCGTCAATGCGCAGGGGAATCGGTGCTTACAAGACGCAACCAAGCAGCGTACGACCGAATGTAAGCAGCCCTGAGCAGTGGGGTTACGCAAGAGTCAACGGGCTACTTCACGCAATCCGAACCGGCAAGTTTAAGAGAACGCCTTACGACAGGGATTTACTACCGAAAGGCCACAAGCTCAGTACCAAGAAAGCGATCAAAGCGGACGACCTATACGCAACCCCAAACGAGGCAACCGAACGAGCGCAGGCTATAGGCTGCGTTGGCTACCACGTTCACGAGGTTGATGGCAGCGTGATGTTCATGCCTTGCGATTCGATGTCAGACTACGAACGGCTAACCGGATTGCAGCACACAAGCGATGAAGACGTTACCTTAGTTGAGAAAGCGGAATGGGACGCAAGCTATCGCAACGCACTGCCTGACACGGCGTTCTTTTACATCGAGCCCGGCGGTGAAACCGAAGGCGGAATAACTAGACCTTACGCCCTGCGGAAACTGCCTTACCGAAACGCCAGCGGCGTGCCAGATCCGGCTCATTTGCGAGCAGTGCTTAGCCGGCTTTCAAGCGCAGACATACCGCAAGCCGATAAGAACCGGATACGTGTTGAAGCTCGAGCGCTACTTGACCAAGCCGTTGCCAAGCAAGCGATGCGCAAAGCGTATGAAGACATCGACTTCACCCCGCCAAAAGGCGTGCAAGAAGCAGCCGAGTTGGGATTGGCACTCCGTCGAGAGCACGGTCGTGGCGGAACCGCCATCGGCATAGCACGAGCACGTGACCTGAGCGACGGTGATGACATGACACCGGAAACCATCAAGCGCATGGTAAGTTTCTTCGCTCGCCACCGGGTCGACCTCGATGCGCCATCAAACAAAGACCGAAGCGACCCCGGCTACCCCGGCGCAGGTCGCATAGCTTGGCTGCTTTGGGGTGGTGATCCTGGCGACCGTTGGGCAAGCAAAGTCAACGAGCAGATGAAGCGTGAGGACGCACAAAAGAGCGCCTATTCAAACGGTGAGTTGAAAGCGGTAGCAGCAACCGAAGCAGTCACGGAAATCAACACGTTCCTGAATAAGACGTTGGCAGCAGACACGGTAGTCTCGTACGTCCCGGCGGGTGAGAGGCAGCTACTAGACACCCGAACGCAGTACGCCAGTTATGCGCCAGCGGACACTGTACTGGAGATTGTCAAAGCGGGTGACGGCAGAATCACCGCAACCGACCTGCTCTACACGAACGGCGCAGACACGACTGACTTAGGTTACAGCGAGCGAAAAGAAATCATGTTCAACTTGCTCGAAGGCAGCGAGTTACCAATGGTGACCGACCACGCCGTCCTGAGCGGCGCTGACTTAGTAATCGGAGCACGGTCAGCACACGACCAAGCAAAGTCCACACAAGCCGAACTGAGGTACCTCAACTCGCCTTACGGTGAACCTGTCCCAACATTAGAACTAGCAAAGCACCGAGTAGAGCTATGGGACGTTGTGCCACCGTCAGTCGCAGCAGAGCCGGAGGCGTTGTTCATCAGCGGCTCACCGAACCAAGTCGAGTCAGTACGAGGCAAACCGTTAGCCGGCGCAGACGGCGCAACGTTCAAGTCGGCATACTTAGACAGGATGAACCTCAGCCTGAAGTCGGTGACAGTAGCACACGCAACACCGAGCGCTACCGGTACAGACTACGGTTGGCAGGATTGGTTGCAGCGGCTGACCAATGCTCACGCAGGTTTGCCGATCATCGCATTAGGCAAGGCAGCGAGCACCGCACTAGGTGACACCGAGCACGTGACCATGCCGCACCCTAGAGCGATTCGCACAAAAGGCGACAGGGGTGAGATAGGCAGGAAAGCAAAGCGAATACGCAAGTCGGTGGAAGCAAACCGACAACAGGCTCAACCGCACACCTGCCCGATCTTCAAAGCGGACGAGGACAAGCGCATCGTGTACGGTATTGTCTTAGAGCCAGATACAATCGACCTGCAAGGTGATGTTCTCGGCCTTGACACAATCGAAACTGCTGCGCATAAATACCTCGTCGCAAGTCGGCTCGTTGGCGATGGACATAGCCAAGCAGCCGAAGCAGAGGTAGTCGAAAGCTATCTCGCCCCAGCCGATATAGAGTTAGGCGGGCAAGTAATACGTGAAGGTACATGGATCATGGGCGTCAAAGTCCTTGATGAAGCCATGTGGCAAGCTGTCAAAGACGGTGAGTACACAGGGTTTTCTATTGGAGGCCGCGGTGAACGAAAAGAAATCGGACCGACGCAAGACGTACCTGCTTAGTGACCTTGACGTATTTGAAGTCAGTCTAGTTCGAAAACCTGCAAATGGGCGCAAATTTTACATGACGAAAAGCGCCGATAAGGAGTCCTCAATGGACACGATGAATGAGAAGATCCTCGCCGTACTTGAAACCCCTGCCGCTAACGAGGCAGCACTCGACGAGATGATTCTAAAAGAAGAACTCAGTGAAGACGCCGTGCGAGCCGTACGCGCTGCTTTACGTTTGCTTGACGCCTTCCGTGATGAGATCCCATCCGATACGCTGAACGGTTTAGCCGACGCAGCAGGAATGGACCGCATGGAAGAGGAAACCAACCCTGAAAAGGGGGATGAGGATGACATGGATAAAGGTTACAAAATGCGCAAAGAGGACGACGTGCTAAAGAGCGCAGACCTGCCTGAAGAACTGAAGCCGCATTTAGAGCAGCTTTGGAAAAGCAACGAGGAATACGCAGCACGCGTCAGCGAGTTAGAGAACGTCCTCAAGACCGAGCGCGATGAGCGTCTGATGAAATCGGAAACCGAGCGCATCAGCAAGAGCTTCGGTCATGTGCCTGGTGCTGACGCTGCCAGCGTCGCCAGCCTCCTTATCGAGGTGCGCAAGTCCAACCCGGACCACGCCACCGCCATCGAAGACCTGCTCGCCGCAACCGAGCAGGCCATGGTCGCTAAGTCCGACGGTGCCTTTGAGGAAACCGGAACGAGCACTACCGAAGTGACGACCGGTTCCGCATGGGGTCGCATCGAAGGACTCGCAACCGAGTTAGTCCAAAAAGGTGAAGCAGCGAATCGCGCTAAGGCGATCGACCAAGTGCTAATCCAAAACCCTGAACTGTACGCTGAATACCTCAGCGACAAAGATTAGATAGGAGCCAGTCATGGCTATCAACTACGATGCAGGTGCTATTCAAAGCACCCTCACGAGTGAAAGCGACTTGTCGTCTTCACAATATACTTTCGTGATGATCGGCACTGCGGATCTCTCGTGCAAATCCCCTGCGGATGCAAACAGCCAACCAATCGGTGTGGTGACTAACAAACCCGCGGCCAATCAAGCTGCGGCGGTAATTCATGCTGGCGTGACTCAAGTCAAGGCCGGCGGATCGATCACCCGTGGTGATTTGCTGAAACTCACCGCCGACACGACTGGTCGTGTTCAAGCTGCTACTCCCGGCTCGGGAGATACCTTCACCGTCGTCGGGCGCGCTCTTCAGAGCGGCGCAGCAAACGAAATCATCACCGCTCTTGTTGGCTGCCTGAACAGCGGCAATCACGAAGCATAATCATTAGATTAGAAAGGATTAGGTCATGCCTAACCCCACAGCATCAGACGTTCATGTTAACGCGGCCCTGACGAATATCAGCGTTGCTTACATGCAAGAAGAAAACTCGTTCGTCGCCGATCGTGTTTTCCCCATCGTGCCGGTTGCCAAACAAAGCGACCGATATTTCGTATACGACAAAGGCGATTTCTTTCGCTCTGAAGCCCAGCTTCGTGCGCCTGGTACGGCTAGTGCCGGCAGCGGTTTCGGTATCGACAACACGCCATCGTACTTCGCTGACGTGTACGCCATCCACAAGGACATTGATGACCAGATTCGTGCGAACAGCGACGCAGCCATCAACCCCGATCGTGACGCCACGCTGTACGTGACGCAGCAACTCATGATGCGTCGTGAACTCACATGGGCAAGCACGTTCTTTACGAACGGCATTTGGACCGGTGGCGTTCAAGCTGGCGGTGGTGCCGGTGATGTTGGTGTTGCTGACTTGTTGAATGGCGCATGGAGCGCAGCAGGTTCCACCCCGATCGAGGACGTGGACAAACAAGCGGACAACATGCAGCGCTTGACGGGCTACCGCCCGAACAAGATGGTTGTTGGTACGCAAGTTCATCGTGTTCTGAAGAACCACCCTGACGTTCTGGACCGCATCCGGTACACCCAAGAAGGCATTGTCACCGAGCAACTGTTGGCGAGCCTCTTAGGTGTCGATGAGTACATGGTCGCACGAGCCACCAACAACACGGCTGCTGCCGGAGCGGCGGACGTAATGGCAAACATTGCCGGACAAGATGATGCGTTGCTTTGCTACGCAGCACCGAACCCCGGTCTTATGACGCCAAGTGCCGGGTACTTGATGGCATGGAACGGTTTCCTTGGTGCCGGTGGTCAAGGCAATCGTATCAAGCGATTCCGCATGGAGCACCTCGCCAGTGACCGCATCGAAGGTGAGTTGGCATTTGCAGCCGAGCTTGTTTCGGCTGAACTGGGTGCCTTCTTCCTGAACTGCGTAACCTGATGACGAAGTTGCTTATTGCACTTCAAAGGATGCGGGCTCCGTCGGGGAGTGTGATTCTCCCCGGCTGCCCCATCCCCGGTTCCGACCAGTGGTCCAAAGACGTTGTCGACCGACGGATCAGGCAAGGATTCGTTGCGCCGATCAAGAAGAAAGCTGCCAAGAAGGTCAAGCCGGCCTCCAAGGTAGCGAGCAAAAAAGAATAGGAGCCAATCATGGCTTATCGAAGCAGAACATTCCCGGCCACGGTCAACGATGTGACTCGTGCCGAGATCGACCTTTTAGACGCCAACAACGGTGCTCCGACTTCGGGTAACTGGTGCGCTTTGCCGCGCATCGCTTACGGTGTCATCGACCTGTCAAGCGCAGCGATTGGCACATACCAAATCGGAAGCCTATCGGCGCTGCCAAACAACATCATCGTGACGGGTTGCTGGTACACAGTCAACACGACATTTACTTCAGGCGGTGGCGATGCAGCCACGCTGAAAATCCAAGCGAACGGCACCGACATTGTTGCCGCTACAGCGATTAGCGGCGGTGGTAACATTTGGGACGCCGGAGCACACGGTGTGAGCTTGAGCAACCCGGTACTAGCGTCGACAAGCGGCCCGGCAACGGTCACTATCGCTTCGCAGGCAATCACGTCTGCAAGCACCCTGACCGTTTGGTTCGAGTACTTTCAAACAGGCGCTGTGTAGGTTCCTAGCTTATGGCTTGGACTTACGGAGCAGACCCGGCGGGATCGAATCGCGATGCGGTTCGCCTCCTCATCGGTGACACCGACACCAACGACCAGCAACTCCAAGATAGCGAGATTGACTACTTCTTGGGGTTGTTCGGTGTCGCCGGTGACGACCGGGTTGTCCCAGCCGCTATACGATCCTGCGAGGCACTAGCTGCCAAGTACGCTCGACAGGTTGACACGACCAACCAAGGACTCAGCGTTGGCGCATCAAAACGCAGCGAGCACTACCGCAAGTTAGCCGATGATTTACGCGACCTCGAGACTACGGTCGCCGAAGTGTTCCTAGGTGGCAACACCTACAGCGAAGCCCGATCCATGGACGAGAATACCGACCTCATTCCTCCGACCTTCCGCAGAGCGCAGAACGATTGGAAGCGCGCTGACTTCCGTTGGCGTTGGTGGGAGCCGTAGCCATGGACCCGCAACTGCGTTCGCAACTGCGAGAAACGATACACGTCAGCACGCAAACCGGAGTAGACGCCGCAGGCGATGCCTCATACGCTGCACCGGCAGCACGCTTGGCACGGGTCGTCAACAAGCGTGACACCGTTGAACGGGCTGACGGAACGCGCTTAGACACCGACGTAGCCATCATCACCGAAGCGGAGATCGGACTCCACACTAGGGTTTGGTTGCCAGGTGTAAGCTCAGCGGACGCAACCCTAGCACGGGTGCCAAGGTTCAGTGAGCGAGCCATAACCGAGCACGGTCAGGTCGACTTCTTCAGGACTTACCTATGAGCAAGAAGACGATCAAGCCAGGCAAGTTCGCCATGCAGATACAGACCGACGCAGCGCGCTGGAGAGATGCAGCTATCGCCGCGCTGTACGACGAGGCAACCGACATCATCAACAAGTCCATACCCATCACGCCACTGGACAACGGTGACCTAAGACGATCGGCATTCGTGACACGACCGCAAGACGAAGGCCCGAAAGTTTCAGTCGAGCTTGGTTACGGCGGGTTTGCAAGTAAGTACGCACTGGCTGTGCACGAGATGGGAACCGGCAAATCAAGAAAGCGCAACGCCACAGGTCAGTTCATATCAGGCGGTGGCATCAACTGGTCCGAGCCTGGAACCGGCAACAAATACCTTGAGAAGCCGTTCGACGCAGCAAAGCGGGGACAGGCTAGGCGCATCGAGCTAAACGCTTACAAGCGATTCCTGAGCGGCTTCACAGCCATTCTCCCACAGCATAATCAGAGACCGCGGTAATGGCTGTCGACGCTGACATCGCAACCCGGTTGCAAACAGCCGGCGTAGGAACGGTTGGCACGGACATCTTTCGAGGTGCCTTACGCATACCTTCAACGTCGATCCCTCACGCAGCAATCTTTGTGAAGCCGACCGGCGGAACCGGACCAAGCCCGCTGTTGAACGCAGGCGCAACTGACTACACCAGACCGACTATCCAGTTGCTCATCCGTGGCAACGTCGGTTCGTACATCACAACGCAAACCACAGCACAAGCCGCACTAGACGCAGTGCACAAATCAACGATCAGCGGTTACTTCCAAGTGCTTGCAAGGACACCGCAACCTCTATACCTTGGACTCGACGACACCGAGCACCCTATGTTTTCGGTCAATGTCGAGCTATTCAAAGTCGCATAATAGGAGCGCACAATGGCAATCTCTGCTTCACACGTATCAAAGATCACGTTCAACCTAGCCGGTGGCGGCGAGCAAACGCTTGGCGGCGTGAATGACATTAGCTTCGGCTTGAACAAAACGTTGGTCGATATTTCAGCGATGGACGGAACAAGCGATCACGTCGCTCGACTTGCAGCGTTGAAGGATTTCCCGCTGTCGGTGAGTGGGTTCTTTGACCCAAGCGACGCAGCTTACGTGTACCTTCAAACGCAGTTCACCACCGGTGGAACCTTGGTCATGAAGCTGTATTACACAAACGCAGCCGGTTTTACGCTTACGAGCGTGCTCGTAGAATCCATCGACTTCAGCGCAAGTGTTGATGGCGCCATGGAAGTGTCGGTGTCCATGCAAAGCAACGCTGACGTAAGCACGTTCTAAGATGGCTATCGCTGCATCTTTCAACGCCAGTGTGTTCGTCACTGGCACATCGACGGGCCTGACCGGCGCACCCGGTGAGCCGATGACCGACCTGGGAATCGGTGGAGCGCGTGTTACTTGGCAGATCACCGCCGAAGCCAAGCGCATCATTGACCCTGCAACACCCATCACGATTTTCGACGACACCGCAGGCGCTGCTTGGGGCGGCACGTTTACCATCGACTACCTACATGGAATAGTCACGCTGAACGCAGCAGCAGCCTCGACCATAAAAATCCAAGGTAACTACTTGCCACGCTCGGAAATCACTTCAGCTTACGAATACGACGTAAGTCTAAGCAAAACGCTTGCGGATGTAACTGCGTTTTCGGGCGGCACCAACGATCACATCAGCCGCATTGCAACCCTATCGGACCTAAGCGGTTCGTTGTCCTGTTACGACAACACGACGACGAGCTACGGAGGCATGACGCTGAAGCAGGTTTTCGACAGCACGACGCCAAAGGTTTTGGAAGTCAACATGTCAGCCAGCATCCTGCGCGCTTTCGTCCTGATGGAAGGCACCGAGTTAAGCATGGCGGTTGACGGCGTGCAGACCTTGTCTAGTAACTTCTCAGCGGCACGAGTGTTAGCAGCGGGATCAACCCCTGCCGGAACCGCTGGTCAAGAAGTAGACTATTCATTCAGTTCATAGCCAGTTAGACGACGACGCAAAACAAATCAGCCTGGGGGAAACATGGCTACAGGAAACGGCGCAGTGACGCGTGACGAAACACGCACCGCACTACTCAATGGATATGTACGCAAGACGCGAACATACACGACCGATGAAGGCATCACGATCGAAGTCCGGCAGCCAACGGTGGGACAGCGCAGCAGGATGCTCGCTGCCGGAGGCATGAGTAGCAAGAGCACCGAACTCACGAACATCGGCGCAATGCAAGTAGCAGCCGTAATCGAATGCACTTACATGCCCGGCACCGGTAAGAAACTGTTTGAGTGGACTGACGAGGAAGTTATCCAACAGCTACCCACCAGTTCATGGTTTGATGACGTAGCAGGGATTGCTATGGAGATGATGAACGCTGAACCTTCGGAGGCAGCCGAAGCACTGCCAAAAAAGGAGATCGACTCAACATCTTCTACCTCGCCGAAAAGCTCGGGTGCACCGTTGAGTGGCTAGAAACCAACATGACGGTGACGGAGTTCTTTGAATGGTTGGCTTATTTCGAGTACAAAGCGGACGAGGAAAAGAAAGCCATGAAGAAAGCCGAGCAAAAGCCCCGATCAAGGCGTAGGCGTTAGCGATGTCAACCCTAGGCGCTGTATCCTACAACCTGCAACTGAACGGCGTACGCAAGTTCGTAAGCGGGACGCAGTCCGCAACCAAGGGCGCAGCAGCATTTAACAAAGCCCTGTTAGGCATCACGGCAGCAACAACCGGAGTTGCCTTTGCGCTCAAAGGATTAGCGGACTCAGCAGGCAAGTTCCAAGAAGGTTTGGCAGCCGTTGGAGCGGTGAGCAAAGCAACCGCAGCCGACATGCAGACGCTAAAGGACGCTGCGATTGAGGCAGGCGTCGCAACGCAATTCAGCCCGCAGCAAGCCGTCGACGGTTTGATGTCTTTGGCAACCGCAGGCCAGACCGCAACGCAAGCCGCTAAAACATTGATCCCGGTGCTGAACCTGACAGCCGGCGCAATGGGTCAGCTAACAACAGCCGAAGCCGGCATGGCAATCGTCGGCACGATGAACACCTACGGCATCGCAGCCGAGAACGCAGCCGAAGTCACCGACAAGCTACTGCGCATCACGCAGATGACCAACTTCCAAGCCAGGGATTTCTCGGTCGGTTTAGCCAAAGCAGCAGCCAAATCAAACGTGTTCGGTCAGAGCCTCGACGACACCCTCGTCGTGATGGGTTTGTTACGCAACGCCAACATCGACGCAAGCAGCGCAGCGACTGCCTACACGATGTCGGTACAGCGATTAGCAACGGACCAAAAAGCCCTCAACACGATGAACAAACTAGGCGTCAGTTTGTACGACAAACAAACCGGCAAGACACGAGCATTCATGGACCTCGTGACCGAACTGAAACCGAAGATTGACCAGCTAAGCGACGCCACAAGAAACAAAGCACTCAAGGACATGTTCGGTGCACGAGCAATCGCTGCTTACAACTCCGTCGCAAACGCACAAGTAACGGTTACACAGGACGGGGTCACGACGGTCCTCAAAGGCGCTGACGCTATCGAGCACCTACGCAACAACATATCCAGCGCAACCGGCGTCAGCAAGGAGTTCACCGACGCTTTGCTAGACACGTTCGAAGGACAAAAGAAACTAATGGCTGGGAGCTTGGAAACGCTTCAGGTCGTAGCCGGTGAGGAGTTCGCCAACGCCTTCAAACCGTTTGTACAGAACGCCGTAGAAGGCATCAACGAAATACTCGCCAGTCTACGCAACATGACCCCAGAGGCAAAACGAGAACTAGCAGAACAGATCATCAGCTACACCGCCCTAGCAGCAAAGATCGCTGCGACAATGGGAGCGCTCAAGCTTTTAGGCCCCGTCATAAGCAGCGTGAACGCAGGATACCGCGCAATGGCAACAGCACTGGCAGCGGTAAAGGCACAGGGCTTCGCCAGCGCATTGTCGACCATGGCAACCCGAGCGGGACCCGTGGCAAGCGGGTTATTCAATATCGGCAAAGCGTTAGCGAGCGTGAAAGTCGGAGCGGTTGCAGCCGGTGCCGCTTTGGTGCTCGCAGCGAACAAATCTTACAACGCAATCGTGCGCGCCAAACGCGACGCTGAAACGATCGAAAAGATGCGAAGCGGCATGGCGACCGACGCAGATTACGGACGCGTCCGCATCGGGCAGGAATCCAAAGGACAAGCGAGCCTAAGAACGCGCGACCGCAGCGGCAAGGTAACAGGCGGTCGCCAGCTAAACCTCAGCAGCAAACCCATCGACGTAGCAAGCGCGAGCTACGACCAGCTTGCGTCCCAGTTGGCGAAGTTGACCGACGTTCAAGAAGAGATGATCCGAATCAACGACTCGGGCATGAGAGCATCCCTTCAAGGGGTCGTTGTCGAACAAGGCCGCGTAACCAAAGCGTACAACATTAGCATGGAGGCGTTAGAGAAACGAATCCAAAAAGTGCGAAAAGCGCATGATGCGATGATTTTAGCTGAAGCCGACATGGCAGCCGCAGCCGTCGCGCAACCCAGCGTGGACACAGCAGCCGAAGCTGCAATGACCGGTGGAGCAGCAGCGGCAGCAGCCGCACCTGCAAGCGGTTGGACTGAAGAAGAACAACGCGAACGAGCAGGACGCAAACAGTTCGAAACGGAACTCGCAGCAATCCGAGCCGCAAAAGAGCAACGGATGCAAGACGCTAAGATGCGGTTCTTAGCTGAGCAGCGAGCCAACCAAATTGAGATCCAAGACATCATCGCCGCAAAAGAAAAGAAACGCCGAGACGACGCCAAGGCAGCGGCTAAAGCCGAGCGTGATGCAGCAGCAGCAGCAGCTAAAGCACAAGCCGAAGCAGACAAGCAGGCAAGTGAGTTCCGAACGCGTGTCCAAGCCGGTACGGGCGCAGTCAGCGCAGCAGCCAGTGGAAACTTAGGAGCAACCGTCGGCGGTGCAGCAGCGGCAATGGGATCGGCGTTCGGACCATTGGCTTCAGCAGGTTTAGCTTTGTTCGACACGTTTGCCGGCATGAGTGAAAGTGGCAGACAGTTCAAAGAACAGTTTGGCAGCATCATGGGCAAACTAGGTGAAATGCTCGGACCTGTTTTCGCAGCATTGGGCACCGTGCTTAGCGTAGTTATCGATTCCATGAAGCCGACTTTTGCGATCCTAGATGTATCATTCAAAGCCATAGCTGCTGCCATCATCTCTGTGACGATAGGCTTGCGCGAGTTGTACATCATGTTCCTCAAAGCGGTCGATTACCTGCCCGGTGTCGACCTAGAAAAAGAGATAACCCAACTAGAGAAAGCGCAAGAAGCAGAACTCAAAAAACTCGAGAGCCTCGTCAAAGCGCAGGACGATCAACAGGCTGCAACCGAACGACAAACCGAAGCAGCCAACAAAGCAGCCGAGTCGTTGAGCAACGTACCGAGTGGCATCAAAATAGCCGTGAAGCGTTTCGGCGCTATGCAGGGATCACAACGGCGATCGCCGCAGTTCAATGACTTCATACAACGACCAGGCCAGGCAGCAACTCACTTCAGCCCGGACGACACGATAATCGGCGTCAAAGACACTGGCGCACTCGGTGGCGGGCAAACCATCGTGTTGCAGAATGTCCACATCAACGCAGACAACCCGACAGCATTCTTCCGCAACCTGCTTGACTTAGTTCAACGCGACCACAAGCGCGGCGGTAACGCACTGGGTGGCGCATACCAAGGCAGACCATAATGGCGTTCTTAACGATAAGCGGTTACGAGATTCCGATCAGTTCTGACGGCGTCAGCCTAGAGCGACAGGGTTACGGTGAGCGGACGCTAAGTTACGGAGGCGCACAACAGCCTGAGCGATGGGGCGTAACGAACGTCTTCGACTTGACAGCCACACTGATGACAAGAGAGCAAGCCAGGGCCTTATCAGGGTTGATCCAAGGTGACGGTCATTACTGGGCTTACGACACGATGCTTTACAGCAGCAAAGGACTAGGACCGGTGACAGGTTACATCGTAACCATGAGCGCAACCGGAGGCGCTGTAGGAGGTGGTTATGTACAGGTCACAAGCAGCCACGACATCGAGTACCCGTTCAACACGAGCAGCGACCGAACGATGATGGTTTGCAAATACGTCGGCGCAGCTTGGGTTCACTACGCCCTGACTTACGACGCAAGCACAGCCACAACAGTCCAGTACAAAAACGGAGCAGAGCACACGCCTGCCGGCGGTGACAACATTACCAACTGGTACACGTACACAGCCTCGACCGGCATACACAAGCTCGATGGTAAAGACATCGCAGGCACCAACGCTGACGCTCGTTACGACCAACTGGTTATTGTACCATACGTTATGCCGGCGGACATGATCGCAGCATTCGACACCGAGTTGCTGACCACCAATCTCGCTTTCAGCCCGCTGCCATTACTCAGGGTAAGCGGCACGATGATCGAAGACGGTCCGCAGTTATACGCCGGCTCAACGGTCAACAGCAGCTATCAGATCGCAGCAGTCACAGCCAGTGACAACATCGGATTAGACTTGCAGTTCACGCTGACAGAATACCAGGCACGACTGACGTGAGAACACCGAGCACCGAGACGGGCTTGCACCCGACTATTTCATCCACATCTAGATTCCTTTGGGTGGTTGACCAAGGCACCGGCAACAACGTTTACGACATCATTGGCAGCCGCACCCTGACCGACTCCATAGGCACCGGACCAAAATGGGAAAGCGGGAGAATAGGTGGAGCCGTCGACATCGGCAACACAGGCCGAGGACTTTTGCGATCCGCCGGTGCAGTCGAACAAGCTGCCGACGATGTCTTATGCCAAGGCTTTTGGTCCTGCGAAGCATGGGTCAGACCGAAGGCCCTACCAGCCGCTGGTGTGGGCGGCGGCATTATAGCGTTTAGCAACTCCGGCGCACTAGCAGCACCATTCCACCGAGCCATGTCAGTGAACGTGACCGACGACCACAAAATAACCGCAGTATGGTTCGACGCTCTAGGCAACACCATCACCGCCACATCAGCTTCGAGCATAAGAGCAGGTGTGTGGTCACACATCGTCGTGGAGAAATACGATCGCGGCGGTGGAACGCCAGGTGTCCGGATACACATCAACGGCGTATTGGATTTCACGAGCGGTGCTTTAACAAACACCTCAGGTGGAAACCAATGCAACTGGCGCATGGGCACCGGGTTCGCCGGTACTTTCAACGGCGAAATATGCAGCGTGCATTTCGACACCGGAACCATCAGCACTGAGCGAGCACGAGCCAACTTCCGGCGAGGCATGACCTGGCAAAACGACGCACAGGCAGGCCACGGAACAAACTACTTAGACGTTTACGCAACGACCGCAGCAGGCGGTATCAGCCAAAACCTTTGCGAGGTCGGATACGGTGGCGTGACTTGGGACTTCGTCAAATCAGTGAACATCACCGAGACGGTTGACAACGGCGCAGCAACAGCCTCGTTAGAAATCAAGCGCAACATCTACAACCTAAACCTTTCGCCAACGATGGACAGCAGCCCGCTCAATGAGTTCCCAGTGGCAAGCGCAGCCGCAACCGGACCTGATGCCCGAGCACCGCAAGACCTGCTTGTTCCCGGTACGGCGATCACCATTTTTTCTAAGCGAGTTGCAAACCAACGCAACGACCCGAATCAAGTTGCGCTTGTATCAGATGCTTTGATTTTCCAAGGCACCATCGACACGGTCGACTGGGCAAGCGACATAATAACGATCGAGTGCGTGGATCAAGGCGCACTTCTAATCGACACGTACATCGAAGAGGAAGCGGCATACAATACGCCCGACGGCAGCAGCACCGTCGAAGCGGCAATGCAGCTAATCATCAACAACAACGTGACTGGACCACCGACGCTGTACACGCCAGTGACGCCAGGTTGGACAATCGGACCATGGAAGCAACGACGCGAGTCCGTGCTACAAGCCCTCCAATCACTAGCAGATCAGATCGGTTGGGTGGTCAAGTACAAGTGGGACCCGATCACTGAAGCCTACCGGCTGACCCTAAGCGACCCGTTGCGCGACCAGACGCGTTACGACGCCGTCATCACGACACACGACTACACTGAGATAAGCCGCATAGCGCAGTCACTTACAAACGTACGCAACGTAATCCGCATCACGTTCTCAGATTCTGCACAAGTCACCGGACGCGACGCCAACGGCAACTCGACCTACGAGCGCAAATCAATCACGCGAGAAAACGCATCATCGATAGCCAGCTACGGCCGTCGGTTCATGGAGATTTCAGAAAGCGCCACGAGCAACATCGACACAACAGCCGAAGCGAACAACATGGGCGACGCTATCCTGCGCGACCTAAAACAGCCTGAAGTGACGATGGACTTGGACCTGCCTTACTGGGAAATCGAGGTAGGTGACCGGCTGCTGTTCGAGGCAAACAACAGGACTTTCGACAGCGAGCGAACGTTTGCCGTGATGGGCAAAAGCGTTTCGTTCAACGACAACCGCGTAGACGTATCACTCCAACTCAAAGACGCACCGACGAGCGGCGTACAAAACCACATTGTCAAAGAGGCCGGACCCGGACGCTCTTTACCACCGACCTATGTACCCGAGGACGCGCCAACCGACTTTGGGTTCCGAGGTTACTACGCACCGATATTCAACTTGATGGCAAGCGCTGACCTTTTGCAGCAGTCCCCGTCACTCGCCAACGTGCCGAACCCAGCGATGCTAACGATGCCAGCACCAAGCTCGAGCCCGCCGGTAGGTTGGACAACATCTGGAACTTGGGGCGCATACGGATCAGGTGACGCATATTTCAGCACGACAGCGGAAAGCGGTGACCGCTCCTTATCGCTCAACACAGTCGGCGCAACCGCTACCAGCTTTTGGATTGCTGTGATGCCGAACCGCACCTACGAAGCGATGTGCCGTTGGCAAGCACCTAGCGCCACCGACCGACTCAACGTGTCAGTTGCGTTTTACGACGTAAACCGAACCGTAACAGCGACGCATGTAGTAGCAAGCTCGGTTGCGCCTACAGCGCTCAACACGTGGCAATCAGACGGTGGCACGACGACCACCGCTGCAAACGATAGGTTTGCGCGTTTCATTGTCGAGAAAGCAGCAGGACCGCCAATCCTCATCGACCGAGTAGAGCTAAACGTACAGACCCAAGCTGCCGAGGCGTTTACGTCAGGTGCTTTGTCTTTCGGCGTAGGAGCGACAACCATCGTTTGGGGTAAGACAAACTACAATTTCGATAGCTTCTACAACACCGCTAACGGACAGTGGACAGCAGCGCGAGCGGGGCTCTACCAGTGGAGCGTGTATGCTTATGTCACCGCAACCGTCAGCGGATCGTTGTCGGGTATCGGCTTCAATCTAAACCAAGCCGGCATAGGCGTTGTGCAGACAACGATGAAGGAGTTCGCAGCCGGCACAACAGCAGGCGACCACTGGTTCCATACTGCACCAATCAGACTCCTGGCTGGTGACGTTGTCACGTTTGAGTTAGTAGTGGGCGCAGCAGCAGGCATAGCCGCAGGCGGGACAACCTGCGCAGGCTACCGAATCGTAGACGCGGAGAGATGACATGTCACTACACAGTGTCGAGACAGAAATAGTAAGAGCACACACACGGCTAGACGGAACCGACGCTCGCCTCAAGCGCATCGAAGGAAAGCTAGAGCGCCTGCATTGGTTGATGGGCATGGTGTGCGGCGTAGCCAGTTTCCTTGGACCGATGATATATGAGATGATCTCCCGTTGAGACTGCGGCTGTAATCCTCTAGTATCGCCACACAAACGAGGACGTGACATGACCAGCCAAGAAATACTGCAGATGGTAGCCGACTTTGGCGCACTCGGTCTAGCCAGTGGCGCAATATTTTGGATATTTCTAAAGACGAGCCGACGCCTCGACGAGCTAACCGATTCGTTTCAAGCGCAGATCCGTGAGATGCAAGAAGACTGCAACAAGCGGGAAAGTGAAGTAAGGGACCGCTTCGACGCAGTGGTTCGCAAATACGACGAGGAACGTTTGCAGTGGACGACCCGGCTCGACTCAATCGAAAAAGAAGTGCAAGATACCGAAGCCCTAATCAAAGAGGGATTAGGTGAGATGCGTTCGCACTACGCAAAGATCAGCGTCGCATTGGGAAAGGACGTTTAGTCGTGCTTCAGGTAGGTTCCAAAGGCCCTAGAGTTGTCGAGTGGCAAATGTTCCTCAAGCAAGAGGGATATTTCAAAGCAGGCCCGGCACCCATATTCGGACCAAAGACGTATGAAGCCACAGTCGCTTTCCAGCGCTCAGCAGGTTTAGCGGCAGATGGAATCGTAGGACCGGCAACTCGAGCGGCAGCCAAAACGATCAACAACCCGACGAGCAACTACACGTTAGCGCAGATAGCGAAACGCGCAGGAATCCCGACCCGAGTGCTGAAAGCGATCAGGCATGTCGAGAGCCGAGGCAAAGCAAACGCCGTCAGGTTCGAGCCGCACCTGTTTCTTCGCAGACGACCGGACTTAGCTGCGGTGATTCCGTACACGCAAACGGACCGCGGCTACAGCACGACCCGCAGCGAAACCAACCGACAAGCACTAGAGCACGCAATCAAACACGACGCAGAGGCAGCTATAAGGTCCACCAGCTTCGGCAAGTACCAAGTCCTAGGCGGATACCTACTCGAAGCGTACGGCGCGCCAGAGGACGCAATCTCGGCGTTCTGGCAAAACCCTGATGAAGCAAGCGACCTAATGGTGGCAGCGTGGTTCCAAAGCAACCCGATCGCTGGAAAGGCAGCGAGGAAGTCGCCACCGGATTTCAAGACACTAGCACGAACGTACAACGGACCGCGTTACTACGTTCACAAATACGACGAGCAGTTAGAAGCTGCGTGGAGCAATGAATCATGAAGGAAAAATTAACGAGCCGTAAGCTATGGTTGACCGTTATCGCAGCGCTGCTACCGATCGCCTGCCAGTTGTTCATGCCGGACATGGACCCTGAGAAGATTGCAATCAGCGTGGTCGGAATCTTAGGTGGTGTTTGGGGAATCGCTAAGACCGATGTCGAGCAGATCAAAGCAGGCATCGAAGCCAAGCCGGAACCGAAGCCCGATGCCTAGAGGCACACGACCAACAGTCCGCCAGCCTGAAGCCACAGGTGATTGCGAGCAACGATGGGAGCGCGCAAGCGGCAGCGTGGCTGCGAACAAGTGGTTCAACATCGCAGGCGGTTCCGGTGGGGCTGATGGGACACCTACGCTTGCGAGTATCATGGCGGAGTTCCATTTCGATGGCGGCACCGACAAGGTGGACACGACCTACGAAGGCGCGCCTAAAGACGCAGACAACGATTGGACCTGCGTGTTTTGGGCGATCCGTGATTCAAGCGACGATGGTCAAGTTACCTTAGCTCAAAACCGGGGGATCAGTCCAAACCGTGGAACGATTCTAGCTCGGGACAATTCGGCTGGGTCGTATGATGCAATGACGTTCAACTATTTCAATCCGGGTTTCGTGCCGTCAATAGAAACGGTCAAAAACGTCACGGATGACGCTTGGCATTTTATCGTCGTCACTTGGGATGCCGATGGTGGTTCTGGTGGCAGCCCGTCGAAGGTAGCAAGTTTTTGGAACGGCGCAGCCAACGCAAGTTCGAACACGACTGCATACGATGATGGCACTGAATGGATTGTCGGCGGCGGGACGTACAACCGTTTCACCGGGTTTATCGATACGTTCAGAGTTTACCCACGGGTGCTTTCGGATGATGAAATCAAACGAGACTACTACGCCGGTCTGGCTGAGCACCAAGCACGGGTAGTCGAAGAAAACCTGATAAGCCAGTACGTGCCACAAGGCATGACCCCTACAGCGTGGACGGACGTAACCGGTTCAAACAACATGACTGGTGCGGTTACTGACCCGCCGGCATTTGATGGTGATGATTACTATACGATCGGTCAGCCTGCCAACTTAGAGTTTAGCGGTGCTTTTACCGTTGAAGCGTGGGCGTCTCAAGTCAACGATTCCAGCCAAGGCAGTGAGCGAATCGTGTCGCTTGATGGTGTGAATGGACAGCGCTCGTTTCTAATGTCAATGCGCGATAATACGGGTAAGGCAAATGCGTTTATTTTCTCAGATAATGTCAACCATACTTCGCTTGAAAGTACATCAACTTACACAAACAACAACTGGCATCATATCGTTATTGTGAACTACGGAGCAGGCCAGCCGTTTCAGATGTGGATTGATGGCGTGCTTGAGGATGAAGATGCTACCGGTGGCAGGGTCATGCAGGGTTATAGTGGAGGCAAGGACTGGGAGATCGGTCGAGCACAGTTATCTTCGCACCCTGATTACCTCGAAGGCCGGTGTGACACCGTTCGCTTTTACAACGCAGCTTTGAGCAAAGCGCAGATCAAGCAGAACTACTACAACGGATTGGCAGCGCACTCATGAGCCAGGTGACAGCATACCACTACGCAGTCATGACCAAAGCGCAGGCCGACGAGCACGCAGCGCAAACGCTGTACGGCATCCGTGTCAGCAGCGACGACAGCACGGTGATTGCGAAGCTACCAACCACCGTCAGCATCGACGGCGTGACAACGATGGCGTTACCTGCGCTTTTCGAATACATAGACGACAACCCGGCCCTCTGGGCTGATCCGAGCATTTAGGAGCACGACAATGGGCTTAGCAAACCACTCATGGGCTACCCGAACATCAAACCCACTGATCGACGCAGCGGTCGAATCAAAAGTACAGACCTTTGCAGACGGCAGCGCGCATGACATTACCGACGCAGGACGAGTTACCAACGCAGTCTCTACGGGTTACTACTACGTGCGCATCAGCAACACGGGAGCAAACAACCTACGAGTGACACCGAACAGCAACGGCACCGCTGGTGACCTCGTTGCGCCGGGTGGAACTTGGGAGCACGCCATCGTCGCCGGCGTAAAGATCTACACGATCGGAACCGCAGCGCAGTCGTACAACGCAACGGCGTTCTTCCCGGCAAGCGGGCAAGTCGGCTCCGCAGACATGACCTGATGCTATGGGTGATGCAATCCTGCCTTTACTGCTGGCAGCAGCAAGCGCCATCGCAGCCATGTTCTGGAAGCAGTCCTCAGACGCACGCAAACGGGCTACAGAGGAAATCAACGAGCTACGTGAACAAGCACGTAGGAAGCAAGAGCAACGGTCCTTAGAAGCCGAGCAGGCGTACAAGCAGTCCAAGCAAGGCACCGAGCGCCTGACCGACAGCCTGGCTGACCGGCAAAAACTAGCGGACCTGCTCAACGAGGAATAGAATGAACGTGATACTTATAGCCCTGTTTGGGTTTTCGATCGTGACTTACATAGCCATGATTGCAGCAACCCGGATCGCCACGAAATGCTTGTAGCGATATTGCTGCTTGCGCCATGCACGCAAGCACTGCCGATTGACAGCGGAGCGGTCGCACCGTGCACCGGCATCATCATCACGACCGACCAAGCAAAGCAGGCCGCAGCAAACCGAGCAGAACTCAAGGTGAGGCGAGCGTTTGAATGCGAAGCGTGCCCAGCCTGCCCGTCATGCCCAAAAAGCAAACCACCGGCACTAAGCCGGTGGGCTGCTGGTGGCGCTATAGCCGGAGCGTTAGCGACCTTGCTGCTTGCGCTCGTGGCGCGCTAGTTACGCATAAGTGACGATTTCAGCCGTGCTGTCCATCCAATCAGGGCGGTTATTTTCTGCAAAGCGCATTGTGATCAAAGCCCCTTGCAACGCATGGCAGTTGAAGTCCCAAGTGCGAGCCAAGCCACAGTGCGCCGCATACTTGGCTAGCGTTGCCACCGAGCAGCTTCGGAAGTTCCGATCTACGTCGTGCGACCGAGAGAACAAGCTGACACGCAAAGCAACAACACCCTCATGGTTGTAGAAGGCAGGCTTCTGCTGCGCCTTTGCGAAGTGGCGAATGACAGACTGGACCAAGAGGCACGCGTTGCGAGCGGATTCGGCGTCGCAGTCTTCAGCGGCATCAACGCAGTCAGCAAGCCATTCCTCAACGGAGCAAAGGACTTTTTGGACAACGGCAACATACGCGTCAGGACCGGCAGCGACGGCACCGTCGAGAAGGATTTTGGATTCGAGCGAGGTGAGGTTGAGATCTAACATTAGATTTCCAATCTGCCGGGTGCCCATCACCGGCTTAGGGCGTTAGGGTTTAGAGCGAGTTCACTTCGTCTTTGAGATTTGCAGCGGCTTTTTCCAGCATGGCGATGAGTTCATGGGCTTCGACGCCTTCATCAACCATGTCCAGTAGAAGGTTTGCGAAGTTGGCACGTTGGTCAGCAGTAATCATTTCGTTTCTCCTAACTTAGTTATGGGGTAAGTTGACAAAGAACACAAGCAACACGACACAAACTAAGCAAAAAAGATTGACGACGAAACCACCGAGCGGGCGAAAACCCTCTACCAACTAGGGTTCTTTACCGGGCCAGGCCAGGCCAGGTGGAGGCCAATCAGGTCACAATTTTCAAAGGTGACGGCTTACGCTTGACAAGGCGGAACCGGATTCCGGGTGCAAGAACGACAATGCATTTTACCTCACGCACGCCATCTTGATTCCTGATACGGAGCACACGCCTCCAGAACAGCCAGTCAGGATTGTCCCGGTGCGCCATCAGTTGACACATCTCCTGACCTGTGATGGCACCGCTTACATAGCGCGCTTTCCAGCGGCGCACTGCTCTAGCAGCTTGCTTGTCTGACAGCCGCTGGTAGTATTCGCCTGCTGACGAGCCACGGGTACGACGGTAGATCATAGCGTTTCCCCCGGATGGCAGTCCTCGTCAAACCGAGTACCGTCTTCGCAGTGCTTGCAGTCTTCTTCCCAGTGATCCGTTGTGTGACCAGCCAAGCCGGATGCACCCCATACGGCACGATCACTGAAGCATTCGACACGACCATTGCCATCGCACTCCTGGCAGTCGTAGAAGCCAGTGGTTATGCGACGCTCCCAATCAAGGTGAACTTCCTTGGCATGCTTCTCAGTATACGAGTACTCTTTATGACCACTGTGGGGACCGTGCGTAACCCTAGTCACGAACCGACCACCATCGGCGTTGGTGCGAAGGTAGACACGCTCACCGAACCCGTCATGCAAAGCCGACCAAAACAACGCTCCTTTTACATTTACCATTAGACCGCCAATCGGGAGACAAGCGTGTAAAACCGACGAATCTCGTCCAACTCATAGTGGACGGCTTCAGTGGGTTCGGAACCCGGTCGAACACCGGCAACTGCGGACAGTTTGTTATGGCGATCAAGCAAAGCCTCTTTCAAGATGCCGAGTTGCTTTTCAGTGAGCGTGAGGTTGCGAGTAGACATGAGATTTCCAATCCTCCCGGAGCCGATCCCGGGTACGGCGTGAAAGTTTAGGGACGATAATCGACTGAGAGAGCAGCAAAGATGGCGTACGCACCCGGAACCGAGCGCCGGATCTTAGCCTCGGCTTCTTGGTGGTCCCTAGCTTGAACTTTGCGGCGTTTGTCTTTGGGGCTGTTGAGAGTGCGAAACATGACTACGAAGGGTTTCATTTGATTTCCAATCCTCCCGGAGCCGATCCCGGGTTACGGCGTAAGGGTTTGGGCGATTAGCCGATGAGATCAGCGAAGCCGTTTGCGATAGCGAACTCACCCGTGACGAGCATGACGCCACCTGCGAAGTAGGCACCGGGTGCGACACGCTTCAAGGGCTGGGCGTGCACGTTGTAAGCAAAGCGCAGTTCAACACATGATTTGGTACTGAGCACCTCTGCGCCGATGGTGGGATTTTCCAGACTGGTCAAGCCGTACCATTTGTGGTTTTCGACGGTGGCTCCGAGTTTGTTGATTTTGCCGTTCATGACGTTGCTCCTTATTTAGCCGCTTACTTCAAGCGGGCGATTTTGCGTTTGGCGGATTTGCGACGGCGATCAGCAGCCTCGTATGCGGCGCTGCCTGGGCTGTTGCGGCGCATGGTTTCGACGGCAGCGTTGAGAGCTTGGCGAGCGAGGATGAGTTCGGTTTGGCGACTGAGCATTTCGTTTCTCCTAACTTAGTTATGAGGCAAGTTGACAAAGAACACAAGCAACAAGCCACAAACCGAGCGAAAAAGAGTCCCGACCAAGGCAGCCGACGAGCTAGAACCCTCTAGTTGCTAGGGTTCCCGCCCCGGCCAGGCCAGGCCAGTTAGTCCCCGGATACCCGGCTCAGTGCTTTCGGTAACCAGTCACCTGCCCAACTCAGGTCCACTTCCTCGCCGTTAGCGCGGACTTGCATGACGGTTATCCAGCTATCATGCCCCATACCAACCGAGTATTCGAGCGATTCCACGCTGCGGTTTACAGCAGCATCGAACCGACCTGCCTGGTAAAGAGCAAGCGCATCAGCCGTCGCCAGCCTGGCGCTGCTTACCATGCGATCGCCAAGAGCACCCTCCTCCTGAAGTTTTGAAACACGCACCCATTCGGAGTAAGCAGACCAAGCAGCAAAGGCAGCTAGAGAGCGGGTCACCGGAGCGAAGGTTCCACGACGACGGATAGTGGGAAGTTTGCGAGTAGACATGAGATTTCCAATCCGCCGGGTGCCCATCCCCGGCTTAGGGCGTTAGGGTTTAGCTGCGACCTTCGAGAGCGAGACGCTGACGGCGCTTCTCTGCGAGGAGAGCTTTCCGTTCAGCACGCCGAGCGTCATCGGCTTTGCGAACACGCTTGTAGAGAGCTTCAAGCTGTTCGAGTTGATCGGCGCTGAGCGCTTCTTTTCCCCAGTCAGCGAACCGGTCGACGATGTTGTAAAGCTCTCCGTTGTACTCTTCGTTTGCCTTGTTGCGAAGTTTGCTGATGATGATGCGGCTGTTCATGACTTTTCTCCTAACTTAGTTATGAGGTAAGTTTCCAAAGAACACAAGCAACACGACACGAAATCGACAAAAAAGATTAA